ATGATTTTCCTGTCAGAACACATTAAAAAGACTATCGACATTGCAAGTGGCTATACAACCGGCCAACTGGTTGTGGAGGGCGAAATGGTAGGCTTGCTACGTGATAGCGGGGAGGTAATAGAGTTGGACGAAAAATCCCTAATTGAGGTACGCAACGGGGACGTGTACGAACAGATAACAATCAAAGAAGCATTAACTACGGAAACGATTGAAGGATGGCCCCTGTACGCAGGGCTTTATACAAGAGTGAAAGGAGCAATCAAATGAAAACCACTGTCCAGCTAATTCAGTATTACACACGAAAGGTAGCGCAGTACGGAGCCATTCATCCGTCTAAGCCCCGACCGAAAGCGCACAAACACCGCCATGCTCGTTTAATGGCGTATAAGGCGGCTATGCATCGGCGGATTGAACTGGAAAAACAAAACCCGTCATATGCCTTCTAGGGGACGACAGACGAAAGACTCCAGCCAAAGAGTGATATATAAAATTCGCAATTTGAAAGGGGGGTAACGCCCCCCGAACATTAAAAGACTTCCAGGTGAGAAAAGAAAACAACCCCCTAAAGAAAAATACACTATTATATATTATCTATATCTAATAACAATTATTATTTATATCTATCTATTATTTATTTTTAATAGTATCTATTTATAGATACTATGGGGGAAGCCTTCTTAGCCTGGAAGTCTTGCATTTTCTAACAAAGGGGATGGCAGGGCATGGCGAGATTTGAAGGATTCATTAGCAAGAAGGTAGTAAAGGCCTGGCTGGAAACATACGAGTACATGATTGCTGGGGACAGGCCCCCGGAAGCCCTGCCTGGAAACAGCGGCCCAAAATCGGCAGACGGAATTAAGGCGGGTTTTCTGAATCGGGTTATGCTGGAACAGGCAATAGAAAGCCTAAGCCCGTTGACAAAGGCCTGCTGCAAAGCCCGCTGGGTACATAAGCTGCCCAGGAAGCAGGTACTGGACACGCTGGGAATCAGCAAGGAAGTTTACTATAACCGATGCGATCAGGCAGTCGAGGAAATCTACCAGTTTGTAAACGGGGGCCTTCTGCCGGTTAAAAACCTGGTGGAAGCAATCACTGCTGGGAAAAGAGGTGCTTGACAAAATCGACTATCAAAGCATAAAATTATGGTAATCTGCTAGTATTATGTCCACAGGACATAATAGATTTGTTGCTAGATATTGGAAATGATTTTAAGGGCGGGCGCTTTCCGAAGCGCTGCGCCCTTTTTTCACGAATCAAAATCCATAAAAATAACTTCACTACGCCGAAGCACGGGAAGGGGAAAAGCGAAATGGCAAAAAACGAAAAACCGAATACGCCAGCCGCTACACCTGACCCCTACGATATGAATATAAAACGGCAGCTGCACCCAAAGGCAGACGCCAAGAATTTTGTAGAGCAGCGGAACGGGCGGCTAGTTTTGTGTTGCGGGGCTGCGCCAAAGAAAAACCGTTCCACGAATTGCCGCAGCCTGGCGGGGGCCGGTACTGACCACGTAGGCTATGGCCGCTGCAAGTATTGTGGGGGCTTGAACACTGGCCCGAAAACAGAAGAAGGTAAAGCCCGTAGCAGCCAGAACGCCAGGAAACACGGCCTTTATAGCGCCGTGCTGGATGAGGACGAACGGGAAATATACGAATCTTTGAGGGCTGACGAAAAGGTAACGCTGCTGGATGAAATCTTTACCCTAAAGGCCAAGATTGTTACCTACTTGCGCCGGTTTAAGCTGCGTAAACAGGGCGGCGGGGACGCTGCTACAATTGTGTATTTCAAAGATGGCAACGAACTTGGCAAGTATCACGCTGGTACGATAGAGGACAGGGCGCTGCTTAGGGCATTGAACGAATTGGGCCGCCTTGTACGAATACATGCCCAGCTGACGACCGGCGACACAGACAACCTGGTAAACCAAATCAACCAGGAACTACGTACAGCTTCCCAACAAGCAGCCGAAGCTTCATGGGGCGGTCAAGCGCAGCACAGGGAAGCAGAAAATTGATTGCATAAACGCTGCATAAATAACGGGAAATAATTTAGGTGAAACCACGAAAAACCTTGATATTATGCGTTTTGTATATTCGTTGCATAAAGATTGAAAATCACCGCAACGTACAAATGCTGATATATCAGGGTTTTTTGCGTTTTGTCTGTGTCCGATAGGAATTATTATGTCAACCTATTTTGCATAAACTCTGCATAAAGGGGGTGGGTGCGTTGGCCGAAAAGTTGTATGATACGCAGTTTGATTATGTGGACGATATTGACCCAATAAGCGGCGCACCTACCGTTGTGGCCATACCCAAAACGGTAGCAGCTGCAAAGCAGGGCGTACCCTACAATACAATCAACGACCTGGGGGATTTATTCAAGCGTGAGAACCTACGGGAAGCCTGGCGTATATTGCGTAGGAATGACCCATTTGACTACCAGCTGCGGGTAGCTGACGCTATCCTTTACAGCGCCTTGAACGGCCTGGGCTGGTATTTTGTCGTAATGATTACCCGCCAGGCTGGGAAAAACGAAATCAGCGCCTTTATCCAGCAGTATATCCTTCTTTACGGCTGGTACTACGGCAAACGGGTAAGCGGCGTGAAATTCGCACCCGTTCATAAGCCCCAGGTGCAGGCGAGTATGGACAGGCTGGAAGGGGCCGACACACCTGACAGCGGCGGCCTGGCCGGTAGTGTAGTGACACGGAATATCTGGCGCAAGTCCGATGGGTACAAATACCATATAGGGACGCCCAGGGACAGCAACAAAATAGCCTTCCTGTCTATCAACCCCAACGCAAACGTAGCTTCACAGACAGCTTTCACGCTGCTGGAAGGGGACGAAGCGCAGGACATTGATAGAGACAAGTGGGAACGTGACGCCCAGCCTATGGGGGCCTTCAACAACGCCACAACGGTACTATGGGGCGTAGCCTGGACGAAAGAAAGCTTTATCTACCAGGGCGTACAGCAGGCCTACGAAATGGAAAAGCGCCTGGAAGCCCAGCTAGGGTACAGGCCGCAACTGGTCTATAAGATTGACGCACCGGCGGTAATCGCCAGCGGTAACGAAAACTACGCAAAATGGTTTGAAAACCAGGTGGCCCGCCTGGGTATCAATCACATAGCGGTACAAACGCAGCTGCTTTTGAATTTCATAGACAGTATCGGGCGCTTTTTCGACCCCGAGCACATAACCCGTATGAAGCAGGGCGGCTTCAAGATGCAGCAAGTCCCCAAGCAGGGCAGTACCTACGTGTTTGCCCTGGACGTGGCCGGCCAGGAAGAACAGCCTACCACGACAGAAGAAAACGTAGGACAGCACACCAGGGACGCCACAAGCCTTATTATTGGCGAACTGCTGAAAGACGGGACGGTATACCCCGTGTGCATTTACCAATGGGTGGGCAAGGCACACAGCAAGCAGCGTGAACAAATCCTAGCCATTCTGAAAAACTGGCGCATAATCGGCGGGGTGGCCGATGCTACAGGGATAGGGGAAGCCCTGGCCTACTGGTTAATCGAACAGCTGCCCAACGCCGTAATAGAAGCGTACAAATTCAAAGCTGCTGGGGATGAGAACAAAAGCAAGCTGGGCTACCTGGCTTACAACTTTGTGCAGGCTGACCAGGTGAAGATTCCTGATCGGCCCGTAAACGACCCGCAGCAGGCCGAACTATGGGACGAAATGGTATGGCAGCTTGAAAACCTGGTACGGGTAGCGAAAAAGCAGCAAAGCATTAACTTCCACGTACCGGCAAACGCAAAGCCCCGCAGGGAAGGCCACGTACCGCATGACGACCTGGCCATAGCATTTTTCCTGCTTATGCGGGCAGTATTCATGCTGCAAGACCCGCAGGCCCGCAAAGCGAAGGCCTTTGACCGTGAACAGGCTATGTAAGGGGGTGCTGCTATGCGAGTATGGGAACGTGAAGCAGACGGGTACAGCATAGTAGGCCGCCCGACAGCCTGGCGCATACGGCAGCCGATGAAAAACGGCCAATGGCTTACGGTATTCTTCCGCAGAAAGCGAGTAAAAGGCGACACCAAGGAAGAAATAAAAGCCTGGGGTGATATTCGCTATGTGTGGGACGTGGCCATTCACATAGGCAAGACCAAGCGCCAGGCGAACCGGTGGTATCATGGGTGGAGCCAAAAAGACCATAACAGAAGCACGGGGGACGGGAGCCTGGCAGCGTTAAGCCAGGCCCTTGCTTATATACGAGCCTTTGTAGTGGGCTACATGGGCAAACGTGATGAATTGCAAATATATTGGTCAGACGAAAGACGAGCCAGGGCCTACCGCTATTTACTGCGGTATCCTGGCTTTTTCATTGACAAGGACAGGCCCAACGCAATAACGGCCTGGAATCCTAGCATTTACGAATTTACAGGCGAAAGGGGATAGGCGTGAATGGCCGTTATGAACACCGTACCGAAAACATTAGCGCAGCTGCACCAGGACAAGCCGGCCACGGCAGCCGATGCCCAGGCCTGGATTACGGAAAACGGCAGTTGGCTACGCAATCTATTGGACAAGCATAAACACTGGATGGAAGAAGCCCAGGTAGAAACCTTCCAGGCGGCGTATGATGGGTTTTTACAATCCATTGACGAACGGGATAGAAGCCGTGGGGATGATGTGAACAACAAGCTTCAAGTCAACTACGCCCAGCTGATTATTGATACAGTGGTTGACTACATGCTGGGTAAGCCTATTGTATGGGCCTTTGACCCAGGGGACGAAAAAGTACCCGAAGCGCTGCTAGAAGCTTATCGAAAGGAATTACTGGCGCTGTTGCGTGGGGGAAACGCCCAGCGTGTGCTTGCGGAACAGCTGCGCCAGGGCAGTATTGCTTATTACAGTGGCATTATCGCCTGGGTGGATGAAAACGGCGAAATTGACTATGAAGAATTTCCCGTACAGGAAATCGTGCCGGTATACGATACCAGGGGACGCTTGCAGCTGGTCATTCGCTACTACCAGGTGGAAACAATTGCAGCCGGTAGCGACCAGGCCGTAACCCGTACCAAAGTGGAACTGTACGACAGCCGGTATATTACGTACTTCTTGTCGGATGAAACGGGCCAGGGCTATACGCTTGACCAGGAAGAAGCGATAACCGGCAACCCGATTGAACACAAGGCGGGCCGTATTCCAGTAAGCATTTACGTGAACGGGACGCCGGCCAGGTACAGCAAGCGCAACCAGCGGGCCGGTACAAGTGACCTGGGGAACGGGGTGCTTACCCTACTGGAAAACTACGCCGCCGTTATGAGTGACAAGTCGAATACGGTAGACCGTTTGCTAGACCAGTACCTTTTGCTGGCTGGGGTGGACGTGGACGAAAACGAAGTAATCAAAATGCGGAAGGCCAGGGCGATTGCGTTAAAGAGCAAGGAAAGCAACGCCCAATTTATTGCGCCGACCCAGGACGACCAGGCGGTAGAAAATCACCTGGACAGGCTGCGGGAAACGATTCACGAAATGACGTTTACGCCGAAGCTTGCCGACCTGACCGGCGCTACGGCCACTGAAATAAAAATCAAGTACGCAAACCTGGACATTAAAGCCGGTAAAAAGGAATTGTACTTTGCGGCTTCTATCAAGCAGCTGGTAGAAATTCTAACCGACCTTCTGAACGCAAAGCGCCTGGCAGAAGCGAACGTAGAAAACGTCTACGCCGTGCTGACTGGTGCAGCGCAGCCCCCAGGTAGCGTACCGCTGTATAACGCAGATTGGGTACTATGGACAATCAACCGTAACATGCCGCAGAACTTTAGCGAAATTGCCCAAATCGTAGCGCAGCTGGCCGGTATCGTACCTGACGAATACCTGTACGAATTGCTATGGTTTATTGACGACCCGCAGCAAGCGCTTGACGATATGAAGCAGCAGAAGGAAGAAGCGCTAAAGGCAAACATGGACGCCCTGGGCTTTGGCGGCGAGTTTGGGCAAACCGGCAACGAAGGCGGCCAGGGCAGTAACAACGGGGACGCTGGCGGGGGAAATACCGGCGGCCAGGCGTAGGGGGCTAGCGTATGGCTGACAAACGACCACGCCTACCGAAAAACGAAAAGGTAGACGCCCTGGTAGCTGCCCGTATGCAACGGGAAATGGAAGGCTTCATAGACCAGTACGACAAAATCCTACTGGCCCGTGAAAAAGCCTACGCCGCCCAGTTGCTACCAATATGGCAGCGCATAGGCCGTAACATTACGGACGAACTGCGGGCTATATATAACGAAATCCAGGACGCTAACGGCGTACCTATCACCAGGCAGCCTATCAAAGCTGACAAGCTGCGAAACATGAAGCGGAATATGAAACGCCTGGCCAGTTTACAGGCGCAGCTTGTGAAGTTGATAGGAACAGAAGAACAAGCGAAGAAGCTAAGTAATAACCTGGCGTTCACTTACGCCGATAGTTACTACTTCCATGCTTTCGGCCTGGAACAAGCTACACAGGTGGCTATCAACGTGCCAACCCTTACACCAGCCCATGTAATAGGGGCCATTATCAACCCCTGGCTGCCCGATGGTAGAACATACGGCGAAAGGTTAAGGGCCAATGCAGGATTATTAGCTACCAAAATGGAAAACACGATAGTAGAAGCTATCGGGAATGGTTGGGACTGGAACAGAACAGCCCGCCGAATACAGGAAGTAGCCGGCGAAGGATATTTTAACGCTGTACGCCTGGCACGAACCGAAATGAACAGGGCGGCCAACCAGGGGGCCAGCCATTTATACATGCAAAACGCCGACATTTTGGACGGTAAGCGCTGGAACGCTACGCTGGACAGCCGCACAGCGCCGAAAGACGCCGCCAATGACGGTAAAGTCTATGACCTGGCGTATGATACACCCGAATGGCCAGGACGGGCCGGTGAACGTATCCCTAACCATCCTAACTGCCGTTGCAAGTGGACGCCGGTAATAAGCGCCCTGGGTGTAAGCAAGCGGGAACGAATCGCCAGGGGGGACGGGGATAGCCCTACGAACTTTGGTGAACGGATTTACACACCGGCCCGCACCTATCGGGAGTATGCCCAGGAAAGGGGATTGCCTGACCTGGACGAACGCCTGGCCAATGATAGCCCCGCCAAATATTTACGGCGTGGCGAAGATATGAGCGCATATAATGGCAAAAGTGGTATAGTCAAGATAACAACAGAAATTGCCGCAGCGAGCGCAGCTACAAACATCGTAAAGCCGCTCCCAGTAGTGGACAATAACGAGCCGCCGCCTAAGACTTGGGCCGAACAGGTGAAGGAGCACCTAGCAGCTGGGGTAAACACGGAAGCAGACATAGTAGAAGTGGGCAACCTGGTACGCCAGCAAATTGAAAAAGACCTGGAAAGTGTCATGGCTGAAATGCAGGCCGAAATTGATAAGGTAGTAAGCGAAAAGCAGTATATTGACCAGCTGATAAAAGCCGCAGAAGAACAGGTACACATAACCCGTAAAGCCGCCTTTGACGCTATGTTTGACGAAGCGAAAGAAGCGGAAGCAGACGCCGCATACGAAAAAGCGGTAGCTGAACGGGACGCCCTGTATAAGAAGTGGCAGGAAAAGCGCCAGCTGGAACTATCCCTAAAACGAGATAAGCACCAGGCAAGGGCTGACACGGCCAGGGATGCCATAGCCCAAGTACGGCCAGTGGGGATTCCCCAGGGTTATAAACAGCTATGGGAAAAAGGCAGCAATAAAGAAGTACAGGACGCCATAGAACGGGCCTACGCCTATCTGCCCCGTGACTGGGTAGTAGATTCTATGAATAACCCCATGATAGGCAAGAAAGTAAAGCGGGGCTACTACAGCGGGTATAGTAATGGCCGTGGTGAAATGGCCCTAAGCGTAGACAGTAGGGACGGAATGAAACGGGTTGCTATCCATGAATTGGGCCACAGGATGGAACACCTACGGCCCGAAATACGAAAGCTGGAATACCAGTTTTACCAACGGCGCACAGCCGGCGAGAAATTGGAGTGGCTGGGCCAGGGGTACGGAAAAAAGGAAAAGGCCCGTTTTGACAACTTCCAGCATAAGTACATGGGTAAAGATTACGGGAATACGGAAAACAGCTACTATGAATTGCTAAGTATGGGCATTGAAAGCTTGTTCTATGGCAGGGAGGACGTAGACCTGACCAAAGACGTAGACTACTACAACTTTATCCTGGGGGTGCTGATAGGAAAATGAAGTACACAGCGAAAGGCAAATACCACGGAAGGCCTGCGGCGATTATCTGGCAGGATGGTAAGCTAATAGCCCCGACAGCTGACGACCTAAGCCTAGTCCAAATGGTTAAGGCCGAAGCTGCCGCCCAGGAAGGGCATAGTGTCGGCGTAATTGGTCAGTACACGACCACAAACCACCTGGCCGACCCACTAAGCGCCCTGGTAATCATTCAAAGCGTCATGGATAGCATAGACAGCCTGGAAGGTGACGTACCCCAGGCAGAAGAATTGCCCAAAGGAGTAATAGGGTAGATATTTAGCTGGCCACTTCCCGCCGCAAGCCCAAAGGGGACAAGAAAAGCCCTTCCTGGGCTTTTTTGCATTTAAGGGAAGGGAACACACACGAAGGCGGGGCCGTGGGGTGGCCGGCGCTACCCAAAAACGAAAATAAAGCAGCCTGGAATTTAGGCAGGAAAAGCCGTTAGGGGGTGGCGGCGAAGTACTGCGCCCAGGCTGCTTTATTCATATACGCCGAATGGCGGCCTACAAAAAACCGTTTACTGGTATCGAGACAAACCAGGCAGCTTACAGCCGCAGGGCTATAAACTGCGAAAGGGGTAAACCATGAACGAATTGAAAAAGCTTCAAGCAGCGTATAAAGCGGGCAAATTGACGAAGGAGCAGTACACGGCCAAAGTTAAGGAATTGCTGGAAGATGGGGAAATTTCACAGGAAGAACACGACCAGGCGCAGGAATTTGACCCAGCCGGTGACGATGATAAAGCGATTTACAGCCAGGCAGACGTAGACCGTATCGTAGCACGAAAGGCTACCAGCATGGTACGTAAAGCGCTGAAAGAAGCCGGCGTAGAAATTGACGCCGACAACAAGACGCTGCTTTCAAAAGTGGCCGAATTGGTGAAGGCGGGGGAAGGCAAAAACCCTGGCGAACTGGAAAAGGAAGTGGCGCAGCTGCGTAAGCAAGTGGCCAAGCTTCCCGACCTGGAAGCAGCCAATAAGCGTCTGACTGTGGAAGCAGCCGTACTGAAAGTGGCCAACAAGTACAACCCCGTCAACCCTGCCCAGGTAGTACGAGCGCTGAACGCTGACTACGCCGACCTTTTGGAGTATGACGATGAAAGCGGCGCACTCAAAGAACAAAGCGTAGTGAAGGCTATCAAGCGTATTGCTGAAGCTGAACCGAATTTGTTCAACAAAGCACCAGGGGAAGGTAACGGCGAAGGTGATGGGGATGGTGGCGAAGGCGGCCAAAAATCATCCTTCCAGGGGAAGCCGCCTGGTGGAACTGGCGAAGGCGGTAGCAAGCCTGGTGATAAAAACCAGGCGAAAGTAAACGCAGCGCTGGAATTGATGGGCATTAGAAAGCCCGAACAAAAATAAGGGGGTAAACCTACATGGCAGATTATCAAATCCGCAGAAAATCTACGAGCGCAGCCCGTGAAATCAAGGCTAGCGCACACTACAGCTACATCACCAACGGTATCACGCTGGACGGTAGCAAGTTTGCAGCTGGGGAATTGGTGGTAGAAGGCCAATGCCTGGCACGTAACGCTACTACAGGCAAGTTTGAAAAAGTGCCGGCTGACGATGCAGGCGGCGTACTGAAAGCCGGTTACGATACGCCGGTAATCCTGGACGAATCCGTACAGTTTGTGCTTAAAGACGATGGTACAAACCCTGACGTAACCGTAGGCCAGGTGCTTGTGCATGGCGTTGTTTACGCTGGTATGCTGAAAAATGCTACAGACGGATTCAAGAAAGCCCTGGCTGGCGCTATCCGATTCGTATAAAACCTGACAGGCCGCAGCTGCGGCTTTTTATTTTTGACAAAAACAAGGGGGTAAACCTTCATGGCTGGATTGGCACAATATAGCGAGTATTTCCAAAACCCAGTATTCACCGAAACTATCAGACAAGTGCCGGTAGAAGCTAAGTATATCGGCAGCCGTTTCTTACCTATCGAAGAAACATACGACATTGACTTCAACGAATCCGTAATCACGCAGCAGGCAGATATGGCCAACATCGTAGACAGCGGGGCCGAATTGCCACTGACTGACCGTGACCCGTTGAGACGAGTAAGCGGGGAAATTGCCGACATTGGCCAGTCTTACATTGTGTCCAAGAAAGAACTGGGCGCATTGATGGACAAGGGCAACGAAGGCCGCTGCAAGATTGCCGAAAAGCAATTGCTGGGCAAAGCTGCTACGGTGAAAAAGAACATTGACGCCCGTATTGAGTGGATGCGTTGGCAAGCCCTGGGTAACGGCGTAATGTCCTATGACAAGGACGGTATCAAGTTTGGCGTGGACTTTGGGGTAACATTCAACAAGACCGCAGCCAACAAATGGGACGTATTGGGGGCAACCATCCTGGCCGACTACGAAGCCTGGGTGCAAGAGTACGTAGACAAAAACGGGCGTATTCCTGACGTGTACGTAACGTCTATTAAAGCGCTGCGTACCGTGATGAACAATGCCGATGTACGCAAGGCTATTACCGGCTTGTCTGACAAGATTATCACTATCCAGGAATTGAACGACTTCCTAACTGGCCGTCAGATGCCACGTTTTGAAGCGTTTGACGCTACGGTAACATACCGTGACGTGAACAATGACGGTGTACGCATTACCCAGCGCTTGCTTTCTGACAAGAAAGGTATTTTCCTTGTCGAAGGTAACGACATTGGCGTACAGCTGCTTGGCCCAACGGTGGAAAACCAAATGAACCCAGGCATTTTTGCCCGCACGTTCACAGAAAACCGTCCGTTGCGTGAAATCGTGGAAGTAGTAGCGGCGTCCTTCCCGAAAGTAACGAACCCTGACCTTATCGGTATCACAAACATTCTGGCGTAGTAAGTGGGGGCTAACCGGCCCCCTTTTTCTATGACCACTTGAAAGGGGTAAACGAAAATGGCTGATACGAAAAAAGTAAAGCTTCTTGCACCTGTTACCTTCAATGGGGCGACAGTGGAAGCCGGCGAAGAATTGGAATTGCACGAAAAGAACGCTGACAGCCTGGTAGCGGAAGGCCTGGCCGAAGAAGTAGCGGCCAAGAAGGGCAAAGCTGCGGCTTCCCAGGAATAGGGGTGTAGGCTATGCTGCTGACCGCTGACGAACTGACAGGCCGATTTTACCCGAAGGCAGCCAATATGGAAGCTGGGGAAGTGGACACGTACCTACTGCGGGCTAACGCCTTTTGCCTGGGGGTAATCGGCGGCGTACCGCCGGCAGTGGACGACACGGTAAAAGCAGCCGTAGGCCTGGCCTTTGAAATCCTGGCCAAGTCCGAAACTGACCAGGTAGACCCCGTAACGGGTAACATTACACCGGCAGCGCCAGAAGGGGCGTTTGTACGCAACAAACAAGCCGACCCACTGCAAACGGTACGGGATATGCTCGCAGCCGCAAAACGGGCTTTTGACAATGCGAATACGGCCCAAGCTGAACGGGGCGTAAAATTCCTATGAGCCGCCGCAGCCTGGACGTACCCGACTTGAAAAAGTGGCAGCGCTGGCTTGCCAACCTTGAAAACGGCGAAGTAGAGAAGGCAAAAGACCGAATCCTACGAACCGCAGCTTTCCGCATAAGCGAATACCTGGACGACCTGACGCCAAGGCGTACCGGCGACCTGGTAAACAGCATGAAAATAGGCGGCAAAGACAACGTATTCAAGCTGGTGGTAGGGCAGACAAGCTACGTATTCGTAGGTACAGCCGTGAGTTACGCCCAGTTTGTAAATGACGGCTTTACCCAGGAGGCGGGGCGCTTTGTGCCTGGGGAATGGCGAAGCGGTACGTTTCACTATATCCCTGGACACAACGAAGGCATGGTACTGACCGGCAAAGTGATACCTGGGGCGCATATGTTCAACAAGGCTATGGACTACGTGGCCGAAGATATGCCGCAAATTGTGGAATTTGAGTTTAGAAGGCTGTATAGGCAGCTTTTCTAAGAAAGGGGTAGCCAATGGCAAGTAACTACCTGGCAGAACTTGAAGCAATACAGCGCTGGGTAAAGGCTACTGCCGGCCTTAATTCCATGCGGCTGCAAACAGCACCGCCGAAGGTAGCCCGCCCCGTAATCCTATGGGAAGCACCCAGCCGAAGTAGGGATAGGAATATAACCCGTTGGCTGTATGTGAACCAGGTTACGCAGTACGGCAAGCTGTACGCTAACGACCTGGGCCAGCTGCTAGACTTCCAGGACAAGCTTTTCAGCGACCTGGAAGAACGGGTAGGCGTACTGCCTGTCTTTGACCAAGCGGGCCAGCAGACAGGCAAGCTTGAAGCGGTACAGCTGACCTTTAGGGAAGCAGAAGGCCTGGACGTACCCATAGAAGTACAGTACCAGGTAACATACAGCCGCACGAAGCCGGTAGTGCCACCAGCACCAACGGCAGTATACACGAAGGTAACATACCAGGAAGGGGGTAGCGCTGATGGCTAGTAAGCCAAAGAGCGAAGCGCAGAAATTCCCAGCAGAAGAATTGATTAACGCAGCGCCCGCCGTGTTTGGGGTATCCCCCGAAATGATGGCGGGCGCTTTGCATGGGACAGCCGAAGCGTCTAAGGACGAAGCGGAAGCCCTGCTAAAACAATTTCAAGACAAGGGGGTAAAGTAAATGGCTGGTACTTACATTGAAGGCAGCAGTAAAGTGCTTTCTGGCGTATATACGCTGATTCGCAGCGCTATTAACGCCGTAAGCCTGGGCGCTAGGGGTATCGTAGCGTACCCGTTTACGTCCAACTGGGGGCCTGTAAATAGCTTGCAGCCGGTATTGTACGGCAGTGAGTTTGACAAGAAATACAATGCCGATAAGACAACTCTTACGGCGAAGAAAATTACAACCCACGCATTTAAGGGCAAGCCGGCCATGCTGCTTGCGTACCGCATGGCAACTTCCGCAGCTGCGAAAGGTACGCTGACGCTGAAAGACAGCAGCAACGCTGATTCCATCCTACTGACCACGAAATACGAATCTGACCGACCATTCCAGGCCGTGGTAAAAGATAGCCTGACAGCTGGTAAGGTAATCGAAATCGTGGAAAACAGCGTGAAGCTGGCCAGCGTGGAAGGGGCAACCGTAGCCGACCTGGTAGCCAAGCTTTCCGCAACAGACTACGTGGACGCCGTGAAGAAAGGCGACCAGCTGCCTGCGAACAACGCCGGCGCAAACTTCACCGGTGGGAACAACGGCAGCACTGTAACCGTGAATGAATACCAGGCGTTCCTTACCGAAGTGGAAGCTGACGGACGGGCTAATAGCTTTGCCCTAGACGCAGTGACAGACGAAGCCATTCTGACCGTGGCCGAAACTTGGACAAAGCGGGTACGAACCGAAGGCACGTATATTACGTGGGTACGTGGTGGCAACTGGGCAAACCTGGACGCAGCTAACACGAAATCCAAAGCCCTGAACCATCGGGGCATTGTGAACGTGGGGAATGGGTGTGACGGGTATACGGCGGCAGAAATGGCTATTTTCGTGGCAGCCCGTGTAGCAAGCGTGGGCCTTAACCGTACCGTGACAGACGAAGTTGTAGACTACGCCGGCGTGAACAAGAAGCTTACGCCTGGGGAACGTGTCACAGCGAAGGAAGCCGGTACGCTGGTATTCACGATGGAAGGGGACGCTGTAGTAATTGACGAAGGCGTAAACACCTTGACCAACCCGTCTACGGATGAAGTAAGGGACATGGGCAAAATCCGTGTGAATAACACGCTTGACCAAATCGCTCGTGACCTTGAAAAATTCGGGAATGAGTACAAAAAGACGAAATCCAATACCCAGCAGGCCCGTGAAGCCTACGCTACTACGGTGGAAGAAACCTACTTCAAACCGTTGGCGGCCCTTGAAGTTATCCAGCCTGGGTACTACTACCGCCCTGACCCACAATATCACGGGGACACTGCGGTATTCCATCCGAAAATTGACGAAGCCTTTTTCGACAGCGGCGTACAGCCGGTGGACAGCATGGAGAAGATTTACCAAAAAATCAACGTCAATTTCTAATGACGGGAAGGGGGTAACGGCATGAGTACCGTATTTGACGACAGCAAAATCATTAACGGGCTGTACGGCTTCCTGTATGACGGGGACGGAAAGCAGCTGCAAACGGCGCAAGAGTTTGAAGCTACGTTAGAGTTTGAAAAGGAAGAAATTAAAGTACCTGGCGTGTTTCTCAAAAAGCACAGGGTACTTGGCGGTAGCGGCAGCGGAAAAATGACGCTGCTGAAAGTGGACAGCCGCCTGGTCAAAGCGATTGCAGACGACCCGACAGCCAAATACAACTTCCAAGGCCAGCTGAAAGACCCGAACAACGGCGGGGAAGAAGCTATCATGTTCAAAGGCGTAAGCTTTGACGCTGCACCTTTGATGAACTACAAGCTGGGCGAAATGGTAGAAACCGAATTGGATTTTACCTTTGACGACTACGAATACAAGAAGTCCATTGGCTAATAGAAATAGGCCTATTTTTTATGCCTATATGGTTGCGAAACGCAACCAAAAAACGGGCCAGTTGTTGCGCTGGCCCATTCACTTTTCCATAGGGGGAAAACAAAATGAGCGAACAAAAAACAGTGACATACCTGACTTTGAAGGACATTTTGGGCCGCAATAAGGACGAACTTACCAGCGTGAAGTATGACGAATTTGAAACCGAAAAGCTGGGCGTAGTACCGTTTGCTTCTATCGACTTTGAAGAAAACAAGCAAATCAAAAAAGATTGTATGCGAATGATTCCGAACGGCAGCGGTGGCATGACCCCTGACCTGGACGATGACAAAATGATGATTCGCATTATCGTAGCTGCTGTGGACAAAGATCCCCGTAGCGACTTCACTTTTGCAAATAAGGAGCTGCTGGCACACCTGGGCGTAACCACGGCAGACGAAGCCGTACAAAAGCTGCTTTCCCCAGGTGAGATTTACCGCTTTGCCATGAAGGTACAGGACGCTAGCGGCTTTACCGACAAGGCGAAAAAAGAGGTTAAAGAAGCGGTAAAAAACTCCTAAAAACCAGTAAGGAAGCGCAGTACCTAGCCTATATATGGAACACCAAAGGCGTAATACCTGGTGACATATACAACCTTCCTGACTGGGAAAAAGAGTTTATCTATCAAGCTACGCAGCTGAAAATAGACGCCGAAAACAAAGAAGCTGAAAAGGCAAGACGAAAAGGCAGGAAAGGGGGAAGGCGGTAAATGCGGGAATTTGTCATGGGGGCCAGGCTGACATTGGCCGATGTGTTCAGCCGGCCTATGTCGGCCATTCGTGAAGCTACGGACATGTTTCGTGGCAGCGTGGAAAGGGCCAACGGTGCTACCGATCACTGGGTAGATGCTAACGGGCGGCTGCGTAACAGCCTGGGGCAGTACGTAGCCAGGGCCAGGGAAGCCGAACACCAGGTAGAAGCCAACGCCCACGCAACAAGTAACTGGCGGGACAAACTCATAAGCTTGCAGGGAGCTATGGCAGCGATAGCGGGCGCTGCTGTATTTAAGCAGGCGTATAACTGGTTGATAGATTCCAACGCCCAAATGGAGCAGTACAAGAACACCCTGACCGTAGTAATGGGCAGCCAGGAAAAGGCCACAAAAACGCTGGAATGGGCCACGAAGTTTGCAGCACAGACGCCCTTTGAAATTCCGCAGATTGTGGAAGCCACTACCCGTATGCAGGCCTACGGTATCCAGGCAGACAAAACCCTGGGCATTGTGGGCGATATGGCAAGTGTCATGGGTAAAGACCTTATGCAAGCCGTGGAAGCTGTAGCAGACGCCCAAACGGGTGAACTGGAACGGCTGAAAGAGTTTGGGATAACCAAGCAAATGATTCAAGACCAGGCCAAGCTTTTAGGCAGCAACCCCATAAACTCGAAGGGACAAATTACCGACCAAAAAGCATTTAACGCCGCCCTTTTTAGCCTGATGGAAAAACGGTTTAAGGGCGGTATGGAAATGCAATCCAAAAGCTTTAAGGGTATGCTTTCCAACGTGTCGGACTTCATGGGGACTATGGGCCGAAAGCTTGGCCAGCCGCTTTTCGATAAGGCTAAGGAAGGCCTGGGAAGCTTCCTTGACTGGCTGAACCGGCTACAAAGCAACGGCAGTATAGACGCCTTTGTAACGAAGGTACAGCAAGGCGGTAAAATCCTGCGGGATACCTTCATGTATGCGTATAGCTGGGTAGTCACGTTGGCCGAAACCATCCAGCCGGTATTGCAACCGGTAATTGATTGGGCGGCCAACGTGGGGCTTCCGGCGGTGGGCGCAGGGCTTAAACAGGTATTCCAGTGGGCGAAAGCCTTTGCTGAATACGTAGACGCCAATTGGTCAACCATAGCGCCGTTTATCCAGGGTATCGTTATCGCCCTGGGTGCATACGTAGCAATCACGAAAACAGTAAGGGCCGTTACCCTAGCGTGGCAGGCCGCACAATGGGCCGTAAACGTGGCTATGGCCTTGAACCCGCTGGGCCTTATCATCGTGGGTATCGGGCTATTGATTGGGGCCATTATTTACTTGCTGGGCGGCTTTGACAACTTCAAAGCGAAGGTAGCCGAAATATGGGGCTACACAGTACAAGCCTGGAATAACATATGGGCCGTAGTGCAGCCTATCCTAGCGCAAATGTGGGCTAACATGGTAGCAACCTGGAACGCTATCCTGGCTGCCGTATTGCCGGTACTGAATACAATATGGACGGGCATACAGAACGTCTTTAACGCAATCCTAAGCTTTTGGAACACCTGGGGCAGTACCATCATGGCCTTTTGGTCAATCCTTTGGGCGGGTATTGTAGGCTACGCCGGTGCAGCCCTACAAGGGCTGTGGACGCTTATAGTCAACGTCTTTAACGTCATTATGACCGTAGTACAAGGTGTATGGGGCGTAATCGCCGGCATCATACAAACAGCCTGGTCAATCATCACTGGTATTTTCAGCGTTGGCCTTAACCTGTTAAGTGGGAACTGGTCAGGCGCATGGCAGGCCATGCTGGACATGCTTACCGGCGTAAAAGACGGAATAGTAAACTTCTTTGGTGGCTTGAAAAACCTGTTTTGGGATAGCGGTAAGGCTATCATTCAAACCCTGGTAGACGGGATTAAAAGCATGGTGGACGCCCCAGTAGCAGCCATTAAAAGCGTACTGGAAAAGGTACGGGAGTACTTGCCATTTTCAGACGCCAAACGGGGGCCACTTTCCGAATTGACGTACAGCGGTGGGGCGATTATGACGACCCTGGCCACGGGCGTAGGCAACAAGGCAGGAACGCTGCATAACGCTATGGCTGATAGTTTCGCAGCTGCGCCGAAGCTGACCGGCAGCGCAAGCTTCCAGGCGGACGTAAACGCAGCGGGAAGCGTCCCAGCAGCAAGTGGGGCGGCCAACATTAACCCTGCTGGAACACCGGCCCAGGGCGGCAGCGTACAAAAAACAGTGACCATTCAGAAGCTTTTCGACAAGCTAGAACTGCATGACGTAGGTAATAAAGACGCTGACAGCCTGGTAGAAGAAATCATGCACAAGCTACATGACAGGCTGCAAAAGGCTGACGAAGTACTGGGCAACGCTGAAATGGGGGCGCTGCTATGATTCAAAACACGAAAGTAGAAATTACGCTGCGGGATAACGAAAAGGGGACGTACTTACAAATCCCTGTACTTCCCGAAAAGATCAACTACAAAGACGGGCAGAAAAAGAGCCTGAGCGTAGACATTGTGAACCTGGGGACGGTGAAATTCCCCAGCGGGGTAGAATTGGATTCTATCAGCTGGGCGTCTTTCTTCCCTGCCAGGTATGACGAAGCCTACGTACAAACGCCACAGCTGAAAGCACCGGTAGACTATCGTAACCAATTAAGCACCTGGAAGGACAACGGCACAAGCTTGCAGCTGGTATGCCCAGCAGCAGGGCTTAACAAAACCGTGTTCCTGGAAAGCTTTGATTGGGATTTTGGCGGCTGGGAAGGCGATATAGTCTACCAGGTGACGTTTTCCGAATACAAGACAGTGAAGCCGCAGCAAATCACAATGGGCAAGCCAACCGTACCGCCAAAAGGCAAAAAGCCGCCGAACAGCCGGCCCCCAGCACCGGCAAAACCGAAGCCAAGTACCTACACGGTAGTTGCCGGTGACAGCCTTAGCAAAATTGCTAAGAAACTGGACGTGGCCGACTGGCACGATATTTACACCAGGAATAAAGAGGCCATTGGCCCGAATCCTGCAAAGATTAAGCCAGGCCAGGTATTGAAGGTATGAGTAACGGGCTTGACGTACAAATCAATGGGCAAAGCCTAAAACAGCTGCTTGCTGCGCCCCCTAAGATTAACGACCAGGCGAACGCAGTTTGCCGAACCCTGGAAATTAAGCTGGTGGGGGCTGACGGGTTGAACGTCCCACTGGGCAAGCAGGCACACCTATGGTACGGGGGTAAACGCTGGTTTATGGGCTTTGCCATGAAGCGGGAATTTAATTCTGACGGGACTATAAGCATATTGGCTTATGACCCGTTATTTTTTATGAAGCGGCATAAAGACGACTGGCTGTTTAAGAACATGACCGGCAACGGGATTTTTTCATTTCTGGCCGGTAAGGTGGGAATTGCAGCCGGCCCGATGGACAGTACGCCGGTACTGCCCACGCTTCACTATGAAGCTGCGCCTGCTGACCAGGTAGGCGTAGACATTCTGGCACGGCTTTATCAGCTGACTGGCAAAAAGTACTGGTACAGATTCGACCCCGAAAAGGGATTGATTTTCTTTGAAAGAAAGCTGCCGCAAAAAGCTTGGGCTTTCCAAACCGGCATTAACCTGACCAAAGCCAGCTACGCCGAAAGTGCCGAAGCTACTGTAACGGGAATCAAGCTGGTAAACCGTGAAACCGGCAAAATTGTACTTAAAACGGACACGGCATCCAGCAAAGAATACGGCTACCGCCAGGATATGCAGGAAGTGGACAAGGACAAGGCAAAGACGATGGACGCCCTGGCCGCCCAAATGCTAAAAGACCTGGCCAAGCTGGACGTAACCATGAACGTAGAAGGGATAAACCCTAACGCCATAATGCCGCAGCTATTCAGCGGTGACGTGATTTACGTAGAGGAAGATTTTACGCAGATCATTGGCGGCTACTTCATCAAAGACATTACCCATACGTTTGAATCAGACAACCTGGTACAAATCGGCATGAGCGTAACCGAAGCGCCAGAAGTGCCGAAGGTACAGTATGAAAAGGCTACAGAAAACCCAAGCAGCAAGGGCAAGAAAAAGAACAAGGGCGGCAGCGGCAAGAAGAAAGAGGAAGCCAGTACGCCAGGCGTCTATACAGACGAAATGAAAAAGGTAATGGAACGATACGGACAATAGAGGGGGTACGGTAGGATGGCCAAGCATGACGTAAGTGTAAGCCTGCTGTCTGTAATGCGTGGGCCGAAACCGAAAGCGCCAGGGCTACGGGTTGTCACGGTGAAAACTACCGAACCCAGTCCTATTACGTTCGTCTTTGAAGGCAGCGACAAAGCGCTAGACCTGGAACTATTTGAAGTGCCGGTAGATTTTTACCCACTACGAATAGGCGACCAACTGCTAGCCTTCCCGATGGTAGACAAGGGAGTAAGCCAGCGCTGGGGGCTACTGCAAAAGATAAACGGCGGCCTGGTACTGGGGACATACACTGGCGGCAAAATCATTGTACCGAACTTCCCTAAACCCATAGAAGGCTTCAAGACGCCGGCCCACGTAACACTGATAGACGGTATACAGGTGGGCATTGTGCCGTACCTAGAAGGCACGACTATAAAATACGCAATCACGACCAAGTACTAAGGGGGCGGGAAGATGGACGAAAACGAACTGCATGTACCCCTTTTCGATTTTAATAAAGGCGAGTTTGTAACCGACTTGGACGGTGCAGTAGTTACGGTGACTAGGGCCGAAGCCGTAAAGATGGTCATTCAAAAAGCTATGAACACGGCCCGCAGCGTCTACCTGATATACGCCGACAATGAATACAGTGAAAACGATCACGTTTACGGCCACGAAATCACGGACGTAATGACCAGGGCAGACCTGAGCGAACAGACCCGAAAAAGCGAAATCAAAAGGGCGATTACAGAAGCCCTGGAATACGACCCCTGGATAGTGAGCGTTGAAAATATCGAAATCAAGAAAGAAAAAGTAACAAACAAAAAAGGTGAGGAAGAAATTGCAGACGTAGCCTATTTCCTGGTACGAACAATTTTTGACCTAGCTGTAGAAGTGCAGGGGGTGAGTTTAGCAAATGGCTGACGCAGTTTGGAAACCACGTTTTGAGGAAGAAGAAGCCCGCATACGGGACAGGGTAGTAGGCACGATACCGGCGAAATGGCGAAAGGCCCCTGGGGACTTCACCTACGATATGGCCACGCTGCTACCGCCCGAAATTAAGGCCCTACAAATCAACCAGGATTACAGCCTAAAAAACGCTTTTGCGCTTTTTGCCGAAGGAGAATACCTGGACTACATTTGTGAAGAAGCCAACGTGTACCGGTCACAGCCTGACGTTTCAAAAGGCATTTTGCGGATTACGGCCCAGGCCGGCGTTGAAATTCCAATGGGCTACGAATTGACCAGTATTGTGCTGGATAAAGACAAAAACCCAGTACGGGTAACGGTAGACGCCCAGGCGACTTTCACCACTGACAGTACGCTGGACGTGGCCGTAACCAGTGTGGATACCGGCGCAGATAAGAACGTACCAGCCGGCAGCGAATGGATTCTAAACCCGCCGATTCCAGGCGTGGAAAAAATCGAGCAGCTGGCAAACCTGGCTGGGGGCCGTGACCTGGAAGATGATGAAAGCTTGCGGGCCAAGTGGAAGGAAAAAAAGCAGAAGCCAATACGTAGCGGGAACAAGCAAAACTACGTAAGCTGGGCGCTGGAAGTAACCGGCGTAGGGAAAGCAAAATGCGTACCCCTTTGGAACGGCGAAGGCACGGTAAAGGTAATTATCATCGACACGGAAGGCCTGCCGGCCACGCCGGCGCTGGTGGCTGCGGTGCAAAATTACATTGACCCCGACCAAACGGGCGAAGGTAACGGCGCTGCGCCAATCGGGGCCATTGTCACGGTGGAAAGCGCCGTGGTGAAAAACATTACCGTAACGGCTGACGTTACGCCGAACAAAAACAATACTGTAGACCAAGTGCTACAACAATTCAACGCCGACCTGGACAAGTACCTGGCCGGCCTTACTTTTGTAGAAGGGCCTGACGGGTACGTGATTTACAGCAAGGTAGCTGGCTTGCTTTCAAACAATCCATACCTGGCAGACTATACGGGGCTTACGGTGAACGGCGGTACGGCCAACGTGACCCTGGAAATTAACGAAATCCCAGTACGTGGAACGGTGACGTTTACATGACCAAAGACGAACGCCTGGCCAGCATGGTAGCAAGCGTACCCGAATACTACCATGAATCGGAAATTTTTCTGGCCATACAAGACGCCTGGGCAACGGACTTGCAGAAAGTAGAGGACGACCAGGTAAGTCTAGTCAATCAGTTTTACATTCAGCTGGTGGACTGGGCCATAGACCTTTGGGAAAACGACTACGCCGTAACTCCCCTGGCAACGGACGACCTGGAAACCAGGCGGGCAAGGGTACTGGCAAAAATACAAGGCCTGGGGACGTTCACGAAACATGCAGCCCTGGGCCTTGCCAATGTTTACAGCAGGGCCAAGACCGCTAAATATATCAGCATACCAGGGCGCTACGCCTTCAAAACGCAGCACGACATTGACGACCTGGTAGACCTGGCCAGCCTTATTTCTAGCTTTGAAGTGATGAAGCCGGCCCACTTGCGGCATATTGTGGGGCTGCTGATTCGCCAGGCTATGGCCCCAGGATACAAAACCCGTTTTCACTTTACCCTGACCCATAAAGACCAATGGATGAAACCGAAAACAGGGCTACGGCTGAACGTGACAGGCGAAGCGCCGCACTTTAGCAAGTATGACGCCCCTTTCGTCAATGGGGTTAAGAATACGCCGCCTACGCTTTACATGAATGGGGCGTGGGATGCAAACGGGTACTACAAGATGGACGGACAAAACCCCGATGGCATGAAGCTATACACTAGGCAGACCGAAACGCTGACGATTACAAAGCGCAGCAAGGCGACTGGCGAAGTGCTGGGCCGGTGGGTGGAAGTAGATAGACCGAAATAAGGGGGAAACAAGATGGCAAGCGTAAAAACCAACAAGTACAGGGAAAAGCAAGCAAAAGCTATGGCAGGCACAGGGACTTTACCCAGGCTGGTGAAAATCCAGCTGGGAACTGGTGGTACGGACGTAAACGGTACGCCGAAGCAGCTGACCGGTACGGAAACGGCTCTTTTTAACAAGGTGCTTGAAAAGATGGCGGTGGTAAGCTTCCCAGCCCCAACTACTTGCCGGTTGACAATCAGCGTAGACGCTGACGCAGACGGGCTGCTGGGCAGAAACATTAACGAAGCGGCCATAGTGGACGCAGACGGGGAACTGGCAGCCATAAAGACCTTCACCAACAAAGGGATGGAAAGCGGCGTAGTATTCGATTTTGACTATGACGCTGAATGTTAAGGGGGTACAGTAGATGGCCATTGACCAAAATGTATTAACCACTCTTACCGGCGTAATTCAAGACGCTGTAAACAAGCAAATTAAGGGCTTCACAACACAGACCCCAGGCCATGCAGATTACTTTAACTACATTTTGCAGCAGCTTTTGGACAACGACACAACCATAGCCGAAGATACCGCTAAAGTAGTCAAAGACATACGTATAAACCTCATGGAACTGAAAATACAGTACGAAACAGATAAAGCAGCAGAGGCCACCGGCGTAAATTCAGGTATGTTTACGGAAACTTTCTTGAACCTGGACGATATAACCCTGTTAAACGGGGCTACAAAATATGACAACGTGAATATGAAGGTTTATTTAGCATGAAGGAACTCCTTGTGTACAAAAAAGCCGAAGTACTTTTACAGAACGTGTACCCGATCATCCGCAACTTTCCAAATGCGGAAAAGTACGCTCTTGCTTTGGAAGTAAAACAAGCATTTTTTCGCTTGTTACGAAACATAGTCTTAGCGAACAACATTAAAAGTAGACGAAGATTGCACCAGGAGGAAGCTGATGCTGAAATTAAACTACTGCTTGTATTGTTTTCAGTAGCGAAAAATCAAAAATATATCAGCAAAGGTAAACATTACGAATTACAAGTAAAGTTAGAGGAAATAGGAAGAATGCTAGGAGGATGGATGAAATCCTCCTAGCTATCTTTGGGGTTTAGACTGTATGGGCGCCAATCGTGCGAACCGTGGGTACAATTCTGCCCGCAACTGGAACAACAATACGGCTTCCAATCGCAACACGAACGTGGGTTGGCGTCCCGCCTTGTTACTTAGATTGATGCGTCTACGGATTCATCAACATGTCCTTGTTTTGTTCAAGGGAGTCTAAATCCCTCGCTTTCAAAGCGTAAACACATGAACAATGCCATTTTGCCAAGCCGAAAGGATGCCGAAATGACAACACTTTATGACCAAATTACTGACTTTAAAGGGTTAGAAAAAAGCTACCAACAAACGCAGAAAGGTTCTCGCAAGTTTAGGCGGGACGCTATCTTATTCTCGATGTATGCAGAAATGAACCTAGTTACATTGTGGCAGAAATTGAAAACAGGTGCATATCGTGTCGGGCCATATATCCGTTTCAAGGTGTACGAACCGAAAGAACGGTGGGTAAGCGCCCCGTACATTACAGATAAAATTGTTCAATTTGCCGCACACGTAGTATTACAACGTGTTTACAAACCTGTATTCATTTCTGATAGTTATGCCTGCCTGGAAGGAAGAGGAACGCACAAAGCTGTAAAACAAGTGCAACACTACATGCGCTTATGCAAATGGAAGCACGGCACAGGTTGGGTAGTAAAGCTAGACGTAGCAAAGTTTTTCTATTCAATTGATCGTAAAATTTTGAAGCGGTTATTACGAAAAAAGATTAACTGCCCAAAAACATTATGGCTACTAGATCAAATCATTGATTCGTCACCAGAAGGAGAAGTAGGTTTACCGCTGGGTAATGTTACATCACAAGACTTTGCAAACATTTATCTTAATGAGTTAGACCAATTCGTCAAACGCTACTTAGGAATAAAGTGGTATATCCGATACATGGATGATGTGATAGCAATTGTCCCAACAAAAGCAGAAGCACAGGAACTGCTGAAAAGGATGCGGGAATTTTTAAAGAAACACTTACGCTTAGACACGAACAAAAAGACACACACCTTCCCCCTGGAACAAGGGGTTAATGCCTACGGTTTCAAAATCTGGACAACGCATAAACTTGTACGAAATCAGTCTAAACGGGCCATGAAACGCCGTATTAAGGCTATGGACAAGAAATTAAAGGCTGGAATCATTAAAAAGAAAGATGTGCAACAAGCCGTCAACAGCTGGTTAGGACACGCACGACATTCTAACAGCTATAATCTAGCGAAAAAGGTATTCAATAAGTACAGCTATATAAAAGTGGAAGGGGAAAGGAAGTTTGGCGACCTACAACGGACTAGTAAAACTCGGAACGCTACGAAGGGGAACTACAATAAAACCTAGACCTACATTGCCTTGGCGACCTGATTCGGAACCCTATACAGGCGCTGGGACTGGTAACATACCAAATTTTTCAGAAGATTTAACCATGACCCACTGGAATATCGGGGACACTGATGCAGTGGAAGCGAACCAGTTATACTGGCACAAAATCACGGATGGCGCAAAAACCCTTCTGGTATGTGACCGTGTAATCCTGGTAGGCGTAAGCTGGGACGACCTAAATGGGGACAATCGTGTTTTTGGGAAAACAATCACGATTGACGGGCAACCGTATAAACTAAGGCTTTTAACGGGTGGCTCAAACTACCGTTCTGGTACAGACGCTTACAGCGGCGGTACACCTACCGCAAATGAATGGGACAGATTTATTACTAACGAAGAATCAATAGCTGGAATACCGACGCCAGCGGCGTCGGATTTAGATTCTACGCTAAACAGCACAGACAAGACGAGCGCCCACAATCAGTTTTGGAACTGGATGGGCGTGTATTCTTGGGCGCAAGAGACTTATACGGGAAATAGCGCCAGTCGTGCGCGCCGTGGGTACGATTCTGCCCGCTACTGGTACGGCAATACGGCTTCCGGTCGCTACACGGGCGTGGGTTGGCGTCCCGTCCTTGAAGCTCTGAACGCTGCCCCTCTGACCCCTGGCAATTTATCACCAGCAGGGACAAGCGCTACCCCAGCTATGGTAGAGACTTTAACACCTACTATTGCGTGGTCATTTAGTGACCCCGATGTAGGAAATACACAAAGCGCCTACCAGGTAATCATTAAGAAAAAATCTGATAACACCGTAGTAAAGGATACAGGGAAAGTACTTAGCGGAAGCACGACTTACGCCGTACCCGTAAGTACGTTACAACCTAACACGGATTACTACTACACGGTACAGGTGTGGGATAATGCTGACGCTTCCAGCCCTGTTAGTGCAGCGCAGTACTTTAAGACAACACAAGCACCAACGGCTACACCTACAAGCCCGCTGGGTACAATCGACGCACCAGCAGGAAGTAATACAGCGCCACGCCTATCCTGGTCATATAGCGACCCCGAAGGACACGCCCAAGCGAAAAGCCAGGTACTTGTCAAACGGGCTAGCGATAACGTGACTGTTTACGACAGCGGCCTAGTGGCAAACGCTAACCCCTATTGGGATGTTCCAGCCGGCAACCTGGTAGCAGGGGTAACGTATTACTGGCAAGTGAAAGTACAAGACGCTACGGGGATGGATAACGGCAGCTACACTACGGCCCAGTACTTCCTAACTAATGTACCACCCCCAACGCCTACGCCTGACCCGATACCTGACATGCTGCGGGTAAGTAAACGGCCTGTATTCGTGGCCACGGCTGGGGACGATGTGGAAAACGATAGCCAAAGTTTTTGCTTGCAGCTGGCAACCGATAGTGGATTTATCCAGGGCCTTCTTACATTCGACAGCCTTGTAGATATTACTGGCTGGGAATACTTTGACGGTACAGCCTGGCAGCCATTCCCTGCGGGCGGCAAAGTATCTGCTGCGAATATCGAAGGTAAGAAGCTACGGTACACCTTGCAGCAAGACCTTGTAGAAGGAACAACTTATTACTGGCGAATGTCTGCAAAAGATGGTACAACCGGCACAGCAAGCGCCTGGACAGGTAACACCCGCATACGCTGCGGTAACGTGTTTGCCCTTAAACTGAAAAACCCACTCGTACAAAGCGCCCCCGTAAACCGTGTGGTATTCAGCAAATTTATGACCGTACCAGCAGGGGCTACTCTAAAAGTTGAAGTATGCAATAACGGCCTGGACGCTTCACCAACCTGGGAAGATTGTACGGCGGCCTTCCTTAGCGGGGATTATTACCGCCTTACAAATACAAACAAGACAGCAGCACAGTGGGCGTTGGACTTACGGGTAACAATCGAAGCCAATGACCAACTGGGCGCTATCGAATTTGACGCTTTCGGCGTAAGCTACGATTAAACCAAGGGGGATACCGGCATGAAAGAGTACAAGAAGCCTGACCTGGAAGCTGAACGTAAGGCCCACCAGGAAGCGGAAGCCCGTATTAAGCAACTGGAATTTGACAACCAGCGCAAGGAAGAATTGATTTTGCAGACGAACAGCGACCTGGCAGCGTTCATGGACTACTATTTCTCACAGCAGCCTTAAAGTTGACCTGGGGGTGAACATTGACTATGGCAGTATTAGCGTTCCGAACATCGACATATGCCCGCCAGATTTACCTTTCTGGCGGTAATCGCCTGACCGCCCGTGATGGCTACCCTGGCGTACCCGCTGACTACTACACGCCGGTAGAACAGTATGCAGCTGCGAACTTCTACCTGTACGAAATTGACGATGCACTTGCACAGGGATGGATTAACCAAAAGGAGTATGACGAAACGATAGCCTACGGCTACCGGCCAAACCCTGTACTGACTTCTGCCCAGGCCGAAACGACAGCATAGACCACAGCAACGCCCCCGTACCTAGCGGGGGCTATTTTTTATGGGCAGGGGGCCGAAGCCAATGGACGCACAAGACCGCAGACAAAGCGACAGCCAGGTAATTGAACGCCTGGCACGGATGGAAGAACAACTGAAACAAGTACCGGCCATCAAGACGAGTATCGACCAGCTTATGGCAGCCTTGGCTAGCTTGAACGCCGTTTACTTACCACGTACTGAATCCCAGGCTCTTAATATGGCCAGGGAACAGCAGCTAAAGAACCTGGAAGATAAAATAGCCGCCCAGGACAAGCGCCTGGAAAAAGTGGAAGGTAACTTGACCTGGGTAACACGGGCAGTATTGCTGCTAGTAATCGGGGCTGTAGTAGGCGGCGTGATTGTAACAAAAGGGGGCTAGCTAAATGACCATTACACTATGGCAGCTGGGGGCGGCCCTGGCAGGAATCATTATTCTGGCTGCCCTGGTACGGCTGATTTACACATTGAAGGCTGGAAAACTCAAAGGATTCTGGAACGACAGGGACGGCGTTACTATTACGGACTTTCTGGCGGTAGTATTCGCTGCTGCCTATATGCTAGTTTCCTGGTTTCTGATAGATAAACTACGAAACGGTAGCCTGACCGACCAAGACGTAAATTTCTTTGAGGTATACAGCTGGGCCATGCTCACAATCCTGGGCGGGTACTTCTTAGACCGCACTGCGGGAAGCGTAATGGACAAGTTGCCGCACCGAAGAAATAAGCCGCCACAAGAACCACAACCTACGCCGAAAGAAGGGAATTAGATACCATGAGCGTATTTGACGCCTATCGGATCACTAGCCCCTACGGGCCACGAACAAGCCCGATAACGGGAAAGCCCGAAAAGCATACAGGTATTGACCTGGTAAAGAAAATTGGAGGCCCTAATGCCCCTATTGAAGCCTTTGTAGCGGGAAAAGTAACCTGGGCAAAGGAAGTACCCGCCGGCGTAAGCGGTACGGGCTTTGGCGGCTTTGGCCTGGTTGTCGGTATCCTGGACAAGTACGGGGCGCTGCATATGTACGCCCACTTACATGATGCCCTTGTGAAATTGGGCGAACAAGTAAAAGCGGGCCAGGTGATCGGCCACCAGGGACGTACAGGTAAAAGCACAGGGGAACACCTTCACTACGAAGTACGCCGAAAAGGTACAGCGCCTTGCGGCGGCTATGGTAGCGATACTGAACCAACGGAGTACCTGGTAGATTACTTCAATAAGGAACCGAAACAAGCGCCGGCTATGACGCTGGAAGCGTCCTTGCAGAAGCTTGCTTCTTTGGGAGTAATGAAGTCACCTGACTACTGGCGAAATGTAGCGGCTGGCCAGGAAGAAGCGAATCCTGCTTACCTGGCGACCCTATATAAGAACATGGCAAAAGCGCTTGGCCGGCCAACAGATTGCCTGGAAACCGCCCTGGCAGTAATGCAGGCGAAGGGCGTAATAAACAGCCCGCAATACTGGGCCAATGCGGCCAACAGCCAGAAAAAACCCGAACCGAAATACGTAGCGCAGCTGCTTATCAACCTGGCTACGAAACTATAAGGGGGGACTGACCATGAACAACAAACCGACATTCGTAGATCGTATTAAGAACCCGTATTTTCTGGCCGCAGCTGCGGGTTTTGCTTACCAGGTAATGAGCAAGTACGGCGTAGCGCCTGACATGGGAACATGGCAGCTGGGCGTAGACCTGGTTTCTTACGCTGCTATCGGCGTAGGTATTTACAACACCTTCACACCAAATAAATAGCCTGGCGGGTTGGGCGTACCTCCTGCCAGGCATTTTGTTTTCCCTACTATCCCTTGCCCCTGGGCCATACACGGCCTGGGGGCCTTTTTCCTATTTGTATTTCTCTCTACCCCCTACCAAAGCACTTGATAGTTTACTATAATTTTCCTTAAACACTGGGAGGGGGAATTATCGTGGGATTTTTCGACAAGAAGATGACGCTTGACGTAGTAGCAGGCAGCCCGCATATCAATAGCAAGAACGTGGTAATTATGAAAGGGAGTACGCCCGACCATTTATGCTTTCAGACAAGCCCGTTTAAACCAAAGCTGGAAGTGAAAATTGAGGATATTTCCTTTGGCGAACAGTCAACCCGCAGCGCTGGGAAAGCGGTAGCCGGCGCTATCGTAGGTGGGGTGCTTACGGGAGGGATTGGCCTTCTTGTTGGGGGCGCTATTGGTGGGCGTAAAAAGGATGATTCCAGGGCTATTGTTTCGTACCTTGATGATGCTGGTAAAGAGCATAAGCTGTATTTGAAGTGTAACGGGAAGCAGTACGCCGAATTGGTTTCCTTGCTGAACGGCTAGCTGAGGACTTCCAGTGGGGTAAGGCTTCCAGCCAGGTCAAGTAATACTACTAATAGTAGTATTACTAATAATAAATACTAGTAGTAGTAATAAATAATAAGTATATGAATTGAATAATATATAAGTATCTTATTTTCTTTGGGGGGTACTAAGCCTTTTTACTTGCTGGGGACTTCAAGTAAGGGGGGCTTATCCCCCCTTTAATTTTTTGAAGTTTATATATCGTGCATGTAATTTATTCCCAGTAAATGGGTCGACAAAATATGACAACATTTGCTGGGTTTTAGTAGTACAATGTTCGGTGTCAAGTTATAGCTTGACAACCAACTCAGGGAAGGGAGTAGAGAATCTACTCTTTCCTGTTGCTGACGATTTTATACAAATCGGTAATCTGACAACCAAGCACATGAGCAGCGTTGATAGCAAAAATGAGGGACATGGTTGCTTCACCAGTGATTAGCTGGTTTACATATTGCCTTGATACCCCCATGCGTCTTGCAAATTCTGCTTGGCTTATGTTTTTTTTGTGTAATAGTGTCAGCAACAGGCATTCCCCAAGTCGGAATGCCATATGAGTCTCCTTTCAAAAAGGCGGTGAGTACATCAATGAACTAGCAGCATGGGCCGATTTACTGCCAATTCAATTCGTTGGCAAAATATTGTAGTACAGTAGACTTGAATTTGTTGGCAAAAGCATAGATAATATAAGAACACACGTTTGGTTCTAGGGGGAGAGGGAATGACCACAGAGTCCCGAAAAAGGCTTCAAATCAACTTAAACTTACTGAAACTAAAGTTGGAATATAAAGCGAACAATACGAACGATACGAACAAAGCGAACGAAAAAGAAAAGCCCAAATAGGCTTACAAAAGAATGGCACTTTTCTTTGTTGTCAAAGAGGTGCCATTCTTATTACTTTTGGTTAAGAATCCGTTTCGCTTTAATAAACGCAACCATATCTAAAATTTCGTCTTTTGATGCTTTTATTCCGTCTACTGTCAGATCATATTTTTCTATCAATTCTTCGAAAGATAGAGTTTGCGAGTGTTCAATAAAGGCTTTCTCGTCTGCTGTCAATTCAGTTTCATTTCCAAGTAACTCATCCAAAGATATTTTATGAAGTTTGGCAACCCTCTTTAGTGTGTCAATATCAGGAGTCCTCCTCCCTGTCTCATACTGGGCATATGTTGCTCTTGAAATTTCCAATTTGTCCGCTATCTCCTGCTGCGTCCATTTCCTCTTATTACGCAATTCCGTCAGTTTATCAGCCAACATTGAAAAATCACCACTTCTTAAAATTTTTTTATTTAATAGCGCAATCACTTAGAAGTCACTTTTTGTTGTTGCTCTCCGCTACAATTATAACAGGTAAATCGTAATAAAAATATAGTATTTGCTGTATTTTAGTCAAGTATTACGTTCATGCAAATTGCTGCTAAATGCTACAAGTTTCACGGAAAAACGGCAAAATAGCACAAAAACTCATTGTTTCGGATTGTTACAACACGTATTGACTTGTGGCGTAGTGTCACAATATAATCAAACTTGTCGATGTTGCTAACTGACACAAACTTAAAAAATTATTGGGGGGGGGGATACGGTGGCACAACGTAGTTGGCTGGTTAATGCAAGAATCAAAGCGAATTTAACCCAGCAAGAAGTTGCAGACATTGCACAGATTAGTAGGGCTTACTATGCTCAGGTGGAAAGCGGAAGCAGAAAGCCCAGCCCTGACGTTGCTAAGAAGATAGCCGAAACGCTGAAATTTGAGTGGACGTATTTTTTTGTCTGACATGTGGCGTTTCGCCACAAAATCACAAAGTAATGTTTCGGTTTGAAAGCACCTGGAAAGGGGGTGAGACAGAATGAGGGTAAGGATGTTTTACGCAAGCCGGCTAATGAAAGGCTGGGAAGTGCGCCAGGCAGCACAAAAAGAACTGGCAAGGGAAACTCTTAAACGCTACGGCAGTAAGGGGGCCTAACAATGGCGGGTATTCAAGTAATACGGCTGAAAGGCTTCCAGTCCCATATCGACAGCAGCGTAGAACTTTCCCCAGGGCTTACAGTAATCACCGGCCCAAGCGACAGCGGTAAGACCGCTGTAATACGGGCGGTACGCTGGGTGGCCTTTGGTGAACCGACAGGGGAAGCCTTCGTAAATGAAGCCGTAGGCGAAGCAGAAGTAACGATTGAACTGTCGAACGGCGTAGCCGTTACGAAGCATAGAAGAAAAGGCAAAACGTCTTACCGGCTTAACACGATGGAACAGGCGTTTGAAAAAGCGGAATTGCCGGTAGAAGTGGAAGAAGCGCTGCAAATCGTAAAGCAGCGCTTCGGGGACTTTGAAACGGCCCTAAACTTTGCTTACCAGCTAGAAGCGCCGTTCTTGATAAGTGAAACGGCTAGCGCTGGGGCCAAGATTTTAGGGAAGCTGGCGGGTACTGAACGGCTTGACCTTGCAGCCAAAGCGATTGCGAAGGACACATACGCCGCCCGACAGGAACGCAGCCATGCTGAAAAAGACATTGAAAGAATCAACCAACAGCTGGGCGCGTTCATTGGATTGGACAAGCTGCGTGAACAGCTGGACGCTTGCGAATACCTGGTAAGCGATATTGAAAAGGTAATCAATCGGCAACAGGTACTACGACAGTTGACAATACAGCTGGCAGCTGCAAACACAGCCCTGGCAGAGTACGCCGACCAATTAGATAAACTGGCGGCAGTACCCAGCCTTGTAAAAGACCTTGAAAACATAGAAAAAGCCCAGCAACGCTACGACACGCTGCTAGGCTTGTACGGAAAGCTAGGCGAGGCTTCCGCACAAATTGAAAGACTAGAAAAATATGCAAGACAGTTTCACGGGCTGCAAGAAGCAGATACAAAACTATGCAGCCTGGAAAGTAACAGAGTTGAAAAATTAACAACATTATCAACAGTATACACACGTTATACACAGGAAGTAAACACTGCTGATAATCAGCTTAGGCTATTGGCCGGCGTAGATCAAGCCGTAACGATTCTGGCACAGGTGGAACAGGCGCAGGAAAAAGCGGCAAGGCTAGACCTTTTGCAGAACACCTACGAAAACGAAACGCTGGTACTGGAAGCCTGCAACCGCCGCCTGGCGAAATCCGAAGGCCTGGAAGAAGCAGCTAAACTACTTGCCGGCATGGACGACACGCTGGCCCGTATTGCAAGGCTGAAAGAACTGCGCCAGTCCAAAATAAGCCGTGACCTTGTGGTAGCCCAGGCGAACGTCAACCTGAACAATACGGAAACCGGCCTACGTGCAGCAGAAGCGGAACTAGCAGCAGCCTGGGAAGCAGCGGGCGGTATTTGCCCGTTATGTGACCAGCCGCATACAGGGGGTGGCTGCTGATGAAAAACTACTACGAAATTCGTCAAGCTGAAAATAGCGTAATGATTCAGCTTAACACCAGGGAAGGCGTAGTACCGGCTTTTATTGACTATGACGACCTGGACAAGCTGCAAGACATTTGCACCCTGGGGCTATCGAACGGAAAAGCCCGCAGCGGTAAAGCAAGCGGCCAGAAGTACCTTCACCTGGTTATTGTGGGCGAAATCCCGAAAGGCAACCGCCTGGAATGGATAAACGGGAACCAGCTAGATTGCCGTAAAAGCAACTTGCAGCTGGTAGACAAAGAAGGCAACGTGACCCGATTCGTGAAGATCCCCGAAACACCCCACCATGTAGAAGTTGACTTGACCGTAACCGGTGACAAGCCGAAAAGCACCGTACCAGGCGTGACCTTCCATAAGGCAAGCCAGCTGTGGAACGCAAGGCCGTACTACCAGGGGCAGCACCACAGCCTGGGGTATCACAAAGACCAGGCCGTAGCTGAACAGAAAGCTTTAGACTTTTGGAAATCGAAAGGGGTAAACATAGATGGACATTAAAAACCGTATCGAAGTGGCGAAAATCAATCTGCGGAGAGCAGAAAACGCAAAGGTACAGGCCGAAACACAAAAGGCTGCTGCGGAAAAGCAGCTGGCAGAAGTCATTGAACAAATGGCTGCCGAAGGGGTAACGCCTGACACTATCCAGCAGGAAATTGCGAAGCTGGAAAACCAAGTGGAAACCGACCTAGGCCGTGTCGAAGCGCTGATTCCCCAGGTGTAAGTAAATGGACAAGCTGAAATACGTCTACGGTAGGATTGCGGCCCTTTTGGACGCAGCGGGGGTAGACATTCGTTATCATCACACCGGCTACGGCGGCGGGCATTTGTACCTGGTGGAAACAGCGACCGGCAAAACCCTGCCCTGGGACTGGAAGGACACGGGGGAAGGTGAAGAAGATGTACCAATTACAAAAGGTGAAAATTGACCTGCGGCAGCTGGCAAATAAGCTGGCTGCTATGGAAGGGCAACGGAACTTGTTGCAGCAACAACAGGAAGATGCCCAAGAACGGAAGGCAGAAGCCGAAAAGCAGCTGGGCTTATACGATAAAGTGCAAATCTTGCTACAGAAAACTAGCGATTACGCAAGGCAGCGGGCCAAAGTGCGAATGGAAGAAATCGTAACCAGCGCCCTAAGCGTGGTATTCGGCAAGGATTACCGTTTTACAATTGCCCTGGACGTGAAGGGCAGCCAGCCAGTAGCAGAATACTGGCTTGAATCAGAAGGCGTAAAAACGCAGCTGAAACCGCCTGACTATGACCGTGGCGGCGGGGTAGCTGACGTGGTAAGCCTGGCCCTACGCCTTGCAATCGGGGAACTGACCGGCGTAACCGGCCCGTTATTCCTGGATGAAGTAGGGAAGCACGTAAGCGCTGAATATGCCCCAAACGTGGCGTACTTCTTGAAGCAGTACAGCCAAAACCTGGGCCGACAGATTGTATTGATTACGCATAACAAAGACCTGGCCGAAATTGGGGACGTGTCCATAGAAGTAAGCCAGCGGAACGGAAAAAGTCATGTAGCTTATGTTTAGACGCCGGCACAGTAGCAGGGTAGAGCCTTCCAGCCTTATTTGCCCCGATTGTGGGAACGTGTTTACCATCTGGCGGCCAAAAGGCCAAGGAAGGCCTGCCAACCATCTTAAAAAGCTTTACTGCTACAGGTGCAAAGAAGAAAAGAATCATATAGAACTGCCCGAATGGGCCATAACGAAAGGGGTAAACGAAAATGGTTAAAGCATTGGCTGGAATTTTGGAAGGTATCTTTGGCGGCGCTGACCGCAAGGAAGTAGGCACGGTAAGCGAAGGGCTGCGCCAGCGTTACGTAGCTTGGAAGCAAGCAAAGCAAGACCTTAAAACCCGTATGGACGCACGTATGGCCGAACTGCAAGCGCAGTTTGACGCTGAATTTAAGGCGCAGCATGACGACATTATGAACCAAAAGCGCCAACTTTGGGACGCAGCCTATGACGAACTGGGCGTAACGGACAGGGAAGCAAAGCACCAAATTGACCCTATCACTGGCCTGGTTACGGTGGAAGTAACCGGCTGCGCTTGCGGTAAGTGCGGCAAAGACAAACAGAAGCGCCACGTAGGTAAGGTAAGCGAAGCGCTGCTGCAAGAATACAAAGCATGGGGCCAGGAAGTAGACGAAACTGCGGAAGCACACGAAGCGGCGCACAAAAATGTGGATGCAGAATTTGAAGCGAAGCAACAGGCCCTAAATGACCGTAAGCAAGCGCTTTGGGCGAAGATTGAAGCGGAATTGAACCTGGACGCCGACTACGAACCAGGCTACAACATCGACCAGGAAACCGGCGATATTTACGCATACGAAGCGTAGGGGGGCCGGCAACATGGTAGTGAAACTGCTGGAAGTAGGCGACATTCACGCCAGGGGGACAAGCCCACGCAACCGCCTGGACGATTACACGCTAGCCCTAAAACGAAAGATGCAGGAAGTTTTCAAGCTGGCCCAGGTACACCAGGTAGACGCAATTATCTGCCCTGGGGATGTGTTCGACAGCTACCAAGTATCAATTGCCGTACTATTGGATTTTGTCAACCTGTTCAGACAAAGCCCTGTACCGATTTTTACGACAGCCGGCAATCATGACCTACCAAGCTACAACCTGGAAACGTACTACCGTACCAGCCTTCACTTGTTGGAAATGCTCGTACCGCAGCTGCGGGTAATCAATGACCCTAGCGAAGCGGTAGTAATCAAAGACCTGGTACAGCTGACCTTTACGCCGTACAGCGGCAAGATGGACGTAGCCGGCTACGGGTACAGCCCCGAAGGGGAAGCAGCGGAACGCAGCGACTTATTCAAGATTCACGTAAGCCACGGTATGCTGCTTGACCATACGCCGCCCTTTGACCGTTACACGCTGGTACAAGAAGTAGAAACGGAAGCAGACGTAGTATTCTGCGGCCATGACCATACCGGCTTTGGAATATTTCACCGGCAGGACGGTAGGACGTTTGTAAACCTGGGCAGCCTGACCCGATTAAGCGCCAGTGTAACCGAAATGGAACGGCCCATACAGGCGGCCCTTATCACAGTAGACCCCGAAAACTACGAGAAGGGCTTTGACCTGGAAGCAATCACCCTGGAAAGCGCCCAGCCTGGCAGCCAAATACTTGACCGCAGCGGCCTGGAAGCCGAACAGAAGCGGCAATACGCTATGGAACAGTTTAGCGCCTTGATACAGGGGAACGATGGCGAAGCGGTAGCCGTGAACGTGGAACAGATGGTAGAAATGATAGCCAAACGGGAAAGCATAGCGCCCGAAGTAGTGGCGCTGGCCCTGGCAAAAATCGAACAGCAAGTAGTTTAGGAGGGGGCTGCAATGAATAGCGATATTTTGAAAGACGAAGAAGTAATGAAAGCTATTCAAACATTGGTGGATAAAGGCGTAACGCTAGAAATGCTTGAGAAATGGTACGGAGAACGGCCGATATGAAGCACTACACTTGCGGGCATTGTGGCCACGTAACCGAAACAGACGACCAGCTGGAAGCTATGGGCTTCCGCTGGTACTCAAACTTCACCAGTAAGATAAGCTGCCCGAATTGTGGCACGTACACGATACAGCAGGCCTTTGACGACACTTTCACGGGCGGCCACTTCCTGGTAGTGAAACCATTCAACCGAATCCGAAAGGGGCAAATAAAATGACCATGTATATCAACATTCTTAAACCCGAAGAACTGCAAATGACCCTACAGCAGCTTGACGCTGCGGCCCAGGACGTGATTAACGCCGGCCAGGCCCGTGAAGAAGCCTACGGCAACAAGGCCGACCTGGTGAAGCAACGCACAACGCTGAAAACGGACGTTGACCTGACCGAATCGGAGGCCATCATGAACATCAAGGGCGAAGGAAAAAGCGCCTACGCCGAAATGCCAGGTGGCGAAAAAGTGTACCTGACCAACGAAACTGCCAGGGAAGCGTACCGCAAGATGGCCAGCCAGGAACAGCGTAAGAGCCTGGCCCTGGTCGAAGCCGACATTAACGCATTGGAAGTGATCTACTACCAGGCAAGCGATAAATGGCAGACCGTGAAGGCGGCATCTGACGCAATTCAGGCAAAGGCGAATTTGCAGGCAGCCATGCTTACCTTCATGGCGAAGCAGGGGTAAGGGGGGCCGGAAATATGAACCTGGCAGAAGTAAAAGCCTGGCGGGACGCTGCGGTAGCCGATGGCTGGGATATAGAGCCGATTTACGAAACCGAAAGCGTAGAAACGGCCGCCAGGCTGGGAAAAGAGGGCTTTACCGCCGTGGTTTACGCTCGCAACAGGGCCAACCGATACGACCAGAGTGTATGTGTTTGGGGGCCAGACCGCCTGTCTGTAAAAGTACCTACGGTTTACGACTGGGACTACATTAAGTCCGGCCTGGAACACTGCGAGAAATGTCCCACGATAGGCCCTACTGTAGGGCTGGCATTTGCAAATCGAGTATGCCCTGCTTGTCGTGCAAAATACGAGGCCCAGTATGCAGGTAGTGGGTGGGCCTACTAGTGGACAAGAAGCAGATGGCCCTACGGAATAAAAACAAGGAAGCGCAGCATCGTGGGGACGACTTCCAGGCTGAAATGCGCCGCAGCTGGCGGCTGCTGCCGAACCTATGGCGTATACGCCTAAAGGACGGGGGCGGCAACAGCGTGGCAGCTGACGAACTGGTGATAGCCGAAGGCGTCAATATCCTGGCTGAACACAAGCGCACGAAAAAGAGTAGTTTCCAACTGGATTTTCTGCGGCCTAACCAAATACAGGGCCTGGTAGATTTTGACCAGGTTATCAAGCGGAACGTGGGCCTGGTATTCGTAAGCTTTTACGACACAAACAAAGACCTGGACGAGTGCTACGCAATACGCCTGGTATACGCCCTGGAATACATGAAGAAAAAAGGGCGGGTATCTATCAGCCTAGACGAACTGCGAGAATTGCAGTTACCAGGTAGGCAGGCATGGAATGGGAAATGGGCCGTAGCCGTACCCCGCCTGGAAGCCGCAGAAAGAACATTCGATTTAAGGGGGGTACTGGATTGCTTCAAGTGTTTGTAACCCACAACATTCGCATACGGGGGGCGTCAACCCCGTTACGAGCTGCGGTAACAAAGGCCCTGACCTTTGACAACCCAGCCGTGGTAGAAAAGATTAAGCGCCGGCAGCCAGTGTACGGCCTGCCCCGTAAACTGGAACTATACGTACTGGACAGGGGCGACATTGTAACGCCCAGGGGCTTCCTGCCCGAATTGAGCGGCATACTAAGGGGCCTGGGAATCGACCCGAAAAAGGTAACAGTCACTAGGCAGACAGAAGTAGCGCCGGTAGACTTTGGGCCGTGGAACGCAAAGTACCAGTTGAAAGACGACCAGCTGCCAGCCGTAGCAGCTGCGGTAGAAGCCGGCAGCGGTGTACTGGTAGCACCGGCGGGCAGCGGTAAAACGGTAATGGGAATGCGCTACATTTACGAAATGAAGCAGCCGGCCCTTTGGCTGACTCATACTGTGGACTTGCTTAACCAAAGCGTAGAAAAGGCCTACGAAACGCTACAAGGCGTGGGCCGTGTCGGAATCCTGGGGGACGGAAAACAGGAATGGGGCAGCGGTAAGCTGATTGTAGCAACCGTTCAGACCTTGCAGCGAAATGAAAGACTGATAGAAACGCTTAACCCGTTGATAGGTACGGTAGTGATAGACGAAGCGCACCACTTCCCAGCGCCAGCGTTCATTGATGTAGCGGGACGCTTTGCAGCAGTGAACATGCTGGGGGTAACGGCCACGCCTGACCGTAAGGACAAAATGGATATGTACCTTTACAAAGGCGTAGGGGCGAAGGTGTACGAAATCAAGCGGGACGGGCTTTACGAAACGGGCCGCCTGGTGAAGCCAGAAGTAAGGTTTATCTATACCGACTTTTCACAGGACACGGCCAGCGACAGGAACGAAAACGACAACGTAGACGCCGGTGGCGAAGATATGGACTACACGGGCCTTATCAAAGACCTAATAGCCGATGAAAAGAGGGCCAAGCTGGTAGCTGAAAGTATCCTGGACAACGCCGCAGGGAATCACAGCATAGTCATTACCGAATCGGTACGCTACTGCTACGTGCTGCGTGACTTGGTAGAAAAGCTTGCCAAGGAACGGTACGGCGTAGTGCCACGAATGGCCGTGGTACATGGGGGCATATCGCAATACACCTGGCGGGCTGCTGGTACGGAATCCAATGCAAAGCACCTGGTAAGGGAAGCCCTGGCAGAAGAATACCGGTATAACAACCGCCTAAGCCGTTGGGAAGTACGAGTAGCCCAGTATACGGATGAAGAAATGGCTGGCTGGCAAGTAACCAGCGCACAGAGGGCCGAAATCATGGCCCAGGCAAAGGCGAAACAGATTGACATTCTTTTTGCAACGCAGCTGGCCCGTGAAGGCCTGGACATGCCCCACCTAACCGTAGGCCATATGGCCATGCCAAAACGTGGGGACGCAAGCGACAGTAAGAACGGGGCAGCCGTTGAACAGGAGATAGGCCGAATCATGCGGCCCGACCCAAACAACCCGAACAAAAAAGCCGTATGGTTTGACTATGTGGACTACAACGTAGGCGTATTCCAGTCGCAGTACCAAAGCCGCCGCAGCGTCTACAAGCGCCTGGGAATCACGCTGCCACGTAAACCCAAAACCGAAAAGCAAATGATTGAGGATTTTCTAGGCAGTATGCCGTGGTAAAAGCAGGCCCGTATTGTTGCGTTTCGCCACAATTACACCGATTTTGAGGGGGTGAAAGCATGAGTAGCAGCCGTAAGCAGCGCCGCCATGAAAAGCGGCTTGCGGAACGCCAGGCGAGAAAGACCCACCTTACGCCGCAACAAGCGCAGCAAGTGTCCCAGGAAGCATACAACACCGGCTGGACTGATGGGGCGCATTACGCAAATATGCGAATTTGCATGGAACTACAGGACACGGTAACGAAGGCTATGCAACAGGTTAAGGGGATTGGGGCCAAGCGCATAGAGGAAGTACACAAAAACATACTAGCCCTGCTGGAAGAAAGGATGAAGGAAATTGAAAGTGAGCGTATTGGACAAGGGCTACGTGAGCCTGGCAGAAACGAACCTGGGGACAATCGGAATCAGCCCCATAATGGGTAGCGACCTTAGCCCCGTAAATGCAGCCAGGGCGTCCTTTATGAAAGCCAGCCAGCAACTGAATGAAGCGGACATAAGGCTGCTGGACTTCCTGGCCAGGGAAGCGCACACCAGCCCGTACAGACACGCTACCGTAACTATCGAAGTCAAAGCGCCCTTTATGATTGCCCGTCAATGGTTTAAATATCGGGTGGGCTGGGAACACGGCCCTGATACGGCAGAACTGGTAGGCGTAGCTGTACCAAAGGAAATAGCCCCAACAGTATTTGACTTCCTAAAGGCAGCCGTTCAATGGCTTCCATTAGGGGCCGACCAGTTTAGGGAATTTCCGATCACAGCCAGAAACGAAGCAAGCCGCCGTTACGTGACGCTTGAACCCGAATGGTACGTACCTGGGCCGACAGAGTGGCGCAGCGCACCCGAAAACATGAAGCAGGGCAGCGGTGAACCGTTACCCGCAGATAAAGGCCACGCACTCACCCACATGCTGAAAGTCAATATACAGGACGGTATGCTGGCGTATAACGCAGCTATGGCCCAGGGTTTAGCCCCCGAAATGGCAAGGGGATTCCTACCAAGTATGTACTTCATGTATACCGTATGGCGCTGGACAGCCAGCCTGCAAGGTGTCGCCTTCTTCATATCTGAACGAACGAAGCATGACGCCCAGGATGAAATTACCCAGTACGCCTACGCGGTGTGGGACTTGATACGCCCATACTTCAAACACAGCCTGGATAAATTGCTAGGCGAGAACACCCGTGGGTAACGAAGGCGGCCCTAATCGCCTTCATCAAATAAATCACTCCTAAAAACGAGAGGGGAAACACGGAATGACAACGGAAAACAAAGACCTGGTAGTACAAGGAAATACAGCAGTAGTGGCTTCAAACGCCGGCGCTAACTACATCACGATGGTACTGAATGACTTGAAACAAAGCTTCCAGGAAGCCAATGACGGGCTGGATATGGACTTTGTACGTGTCGGGGACTGGCTGGTACTGGACAAGAAAGGGCGCTTCATTGAGAAGGACGACCCGAACGTATGCTACGGTGATTCGATTGACGTAGTAATTGGTCAGGGTGAAAAGCGCTACAGCTTGTGGGGCCTGGAAGGTAGCCCAGAAGAAGGTATGCTGATTGTTGCGGAAAAGGAACTGGCTGACGCCGAAGCTGCCCTAGCTGACTGGCTGGCCCAAAACCCGCAAGCTGCTGAACGCTACAGCCTGCAAGACATTGAACTGCGCTACATGGCCTACGTAGTGCCGGTGGAAACATTGGGCAAAGACGACTTCCCGAAGGTTTACCTTATGTCTTTCAGCCCTACCGCAACGATTGAGTACGGACGCTGGGCTATGGGGATTTTCCAGGGTAAAGGAAAAGCTGCTGGAATCCCTGCCCGTACCGGTATTAACAAAATCGTTACCCGCCTTTCCACGGAAGATAAAAAGAGCCGCAGCAACGCTTCCCAAAGCTGGCTTGGCCTTACCTTCCTGGCCGTGGGCATGTTCAATCCAGCTGATTTTGGAATCACGACCGACGAAGCACCAGCACAAGAATAAGACTACTTTTAACGGGGGCCGGCTTATGGGCCGGCCTTTGTTTTATCTGATAGAGGGGGCAGGCTTAACATGGCACGAAGCAGCAAGCCAGAATACAAATACGTGGAAGCCTGGTTTACAGACGTTCATGGAAAAAGTAGTCCGTGGCAGCGGATTGAAGCCACAGACGTACCACGCTGGCAGCAGGAAGAAGCTTTTAACTTCAACTGCTTTGCCACTGTCCAGCGTTTTGCAAGCCAGGACAGGGTAGACGGGGAAGATTACATAGCACCGTTATACTTTGACCTTGACCACGCACAAAACCCAGCGATAAGCCAGGCAGACGCTATCAAGCTGGTAGACTTCTTCACCGAAGAACTGGACGTACAGCCTACAGACGTATGGGTGTACTTTAGTGGCAGCAAAGGCTTCCATATCCTTATCAATTCGCAAGCGCTGGGGATTACGCCCCGTAATGACTTGCACAAGATTTTCAAGCATATTGCAGGCTACCTGGTACACCGGCTGCAACTGACAGCGCTTGACCTGGTAGTATACACAAGCCGGCGTATGCTGCGGCTGCCTAATTCGGTACACCAAAAAACCAAGCTGCACAAGATCGAACTAAGCATAGAAGAACTGAAAACCCTAAGCCTGGACGAAATCAGGGAAATGGCCCAGCAGCCACGCAGGGAATTGCCGTTTACGTCCCAGGAACGAAAAGACGCAGTAGGCCTACGGGTACAGGCGAACAACTTGTACGAAAACAAGCTAAAGGAATACCAGCAAGCAGCTGCTACGGCGTCTGCCCGTTACGAGAAGGAAGAATACACCTTCAAGAAGGGCCAGCCGCCTGTATGCGTACAAGACATTTATAACAACGGATGGAAGAAGGAAGGCGACAGAAACCAGGCCACGGTGCAGCTGGCTTGCTACTATAAGGACGCTGGCCACAGCAAGGAAGAAACCACAACCGCCCTGGAAGCCTGGGTACGTAAGCACACCAGCGCAGAAAATCAGTACGAAGTAGAAAAGCGGGTAGCGAACACCCGCAGCGTAATAGACGCCGTATTCAGCCCTGACAATGAATACAAATTCGGCTGCGCCTTCATTCGCTCGCTGCATGGGGAAAAGACCCCAGGACAAAAAGAATATGATCGGGTGGCCTGCTCCGGTGCGCTTTGCCCTTGCGTGAAGCAGAAAAACGTAGCGCAAGAGGATGTACAAACGCTGCACCTTTCGCAGACGGGAAACGCTGAACTGGCTAACACCATGGTACGTACAAACGTAATGGTAGCAGGTATGCGAGCTACGCCATACATCGTACCATCCAAAATCGAGTACCACTGCTGGGGACGGAAGGGCTGCAAAAAATACTGGTGTCCCTTATTCGATATTCCAACGGGTACGGCGTATAAAGACCTGGGCGTAAATGATAGGGAACTCATTCAGATGGCCGGCAGCGGGGACGACAACATCAAGGGAATCCTGCGGGAATTGTCGGGAATCCCAAACTGCACCAAGTACAATACCGAAGTGGTGGAGCAGACAAACATTGTTGAAATGCTTGTTATCCCGATGGCCGAAAACGGGCAGGAAATCACCGAAGAATCCGTAAACGAAGGCAAGTACGTGCTGCGTAAAGTATACGCCGTGGGAAGTCTGCCTATCAGCGAGAACAAATACTACCAAATCACCGGCTATGTATTCGCCCACCCGAAGACCCAGGAAGCTACCATACTGGTACAGGACGCCAAGCCGTTGCAAGACGTGGTAGAAAGCTTCAAGCTGACGGATGCAGTGAGGGAACAGCTGGCAGTTTTCCAGCCAGCAGATTACAGCGCCGCAGCCATTGAAGAAAAGCTAGCCGCCCTATGCGCTGACCTGACCTACAATGTAACCCATATCGTGGAACGGGACGAGGCCCTTCTCGGCGTACTGCTCACCTACCACAGCATTTTGCGCTTTAATGTCCCCTGGAACACCCAGCCGGTACGTGGCTGGCTCGAATTTAAGATAGTGGGCGACACGGGGACAGGTAAAAGCGAAATGATCGACAAGCTAATGAAATTCACAGGCCTGGGGACGCGGGTAAACGCTGAAAGTACCAGCCGTACAGGGTTGACCTATAAAATGGAGCAGACCGGTTCAAGCGGGGCCTGGTACATCGTGTGGGGGGCCTGGCCACTATCAGACAAAGAGCTTATATGGATTGACGAAGATACCGGAATTCAGAAGGACGAATACGGGGAAATGACCCTCGCCCGTTCGGACGGGAAGCTGGAAGTAAAAAAGGCAGTAACCGCAGAAACGCCTTGCCGTGTGCGGGCCGTTATGTCGGGGAATCCCCCAGGCGGTAAACGATTGGCCAACTATGGCCAGGGCGTGGAAGTGCTAAAGGACATTTTCAACAATGAGGATATACGCCGGTTTGATTTTGCAGCCTTTCTGCGTTCGTCTGACGTTGACCCCGAACAGTACAACCAAAAGCTGGGCCACTTTCCTAGCTTTATCAACGCCGAAGCGCTGAAAAATTCTATATTGTTTGCCTGGTCACGCAAGCCCGAACATGTGATTTTTACGGACGATACCATAGAAAAAATCCTGGAAGTGGCCACGGAACTTTCCAAGATTTACGGGAACGCCACAGACGTACCGCTGGTGTCACCGTCTGACCAACGTAACAAGGTGGCCCGCCTTGCGGTGGCCCTGGCAGCCCTTACGCACAGCGTGGACGAATCGGGCGAACGTATCCAGGTATGGCCTGGGCATGTGGAGTTTATCGGTGCCTATTTGAAGGAATTGTATAACGCCCCAGGCTGCGGCTTGAACTACTACGCCCGCCTTGCCATTCGGGAAGAAGAAATGACCGAAGAACTGTACGACAAAATCACGGCGAACCTAAAGGGCATGGATTGGCTGAAAAATGACAGCAAATTCTTTGACTTCATCAAGCTTTTTGCCCAGCAGAAGTACCTACGCCTGGGTGATATGGAAGCAATGCTAGCCGTGGACAAAGAAGAAATAAAGGAACTCATTAAGCGCCTTACCAAAATGCGAATGATACAAATGACAAGCGGCGGCTACCGCAAGACGCCACGGTTTAACGCCTATGTAGGTAAGTGCTTTGAACTGGGCCTATTCGATAATATCAACGAAGATTTTTAGGAGGGCTGGGGAAATGACATGCAAGAAATGCGGTTGTAAAAACTTTATAGGGCTTTACAGGGTGACAGAAACGAAAAGCGTAGTAGCTTGCACCGATTGTATGACGCCCCATTTTGTAGAAAAAGAGTGAAGGGGGTAGGGAAATGAAATTAGGCTCACTATTCGGACGCCCTAAAACCTTAGCAAAAGTGCCGACAAAGCCCGCACCGCAGCCGCCGGCGGGAACAGCCCAAAACATGCAGTCTCAACTTGCAGCAAAGCCGAAGCCAGGGCAGTTTAACATTATCTGGCCAAAAGTGCAGCCGCAGAAAATGAAGGACTACCAAGCCATATTGACGCTGGCCGACCTGGAAGCCTACTTGCAGCGCTGCATTGAAACCAAGCTTTGCAGCTTTGACTGGGAAACCGCAGCAAGTGAAGCAGAACGCCAGCGCTTTGCTACCTGGTTACAAGACTGGGAGCAACGTAAGGCAGCGGTACAGGCCGTGTATGATGCTTCAAGTGACGGGGACGAGATAAAGGAACTGAACAAGCAGCTGGCGGCCCTGGAAGCCGAACACAAGTCCAAGCTGGAAGATTTTCTAAAGTCGCCCCTTGACCCGTGGCGCGGCGAAATTTGTACGGCTTCCCTTTCCGCAGCACCGCACGAAGCCAGGGTAGTACCGATCAGCCATAAAAAGGGCAAGGTGTTTGAACCGCAGCTATCCAGGGACGAAGCCCGCAAGCTGTTCATGGATACGCTTGATCGAATGATTTTCAGAAATGACCAGGTAATGAAGATTGCCGTAAACCTTAGCTTTGAAACGAAGTACGCAACCAAATACGCCAAGTATATTCTGATGCCAGCAGCTGACCCATTGGTAATGTGGGTGCGGGTACTGCAAGTGGCAGCGCCGCAAAAAATCAAAGACCCGAAGAAGCCGGCAAGCGGCTGGGGCTTGAAGCCGGCCACAAAAAACATATTCGGCGTAGAAATGAACGACTTCCAAAAGCTGCTTGCTAAACACGGCGTACAATTCTTTGACGAAATTGACGCTAGCCAGGGGGACGGGCTGGTATATTCCGCAGAGGACAGCGACTACGGCCTACAACATTACCTGTATTGGGATGAAGTAGCCAAACAGATTACCTTGCCCGAAGATTGCCCCAATAAGAACTACAGCGAATGGCTGCACAACATCGAAATGCCATTCAGCCGTGTTATAGGGCTTATGGAATACTGGGGCATGGCCTGGAACAAGGAACTGGCAGAACAGCGCCGCCAGGAAGCGGAAAACGCCCAGGAAGCCGCAGCAGAACGCATTAAGCAAATCGCTAGGGACACATTCGGGATTGAGATAAACCCAGGCAAGACCGGCAAAACAGGGGATGTGAAGCACGTTCTTTTCGACCTTATGAAAGTGCCGGCGGCCAAGTGGGGCAAGACAGGGGCCAGCTTGGACGAAGAAGCGCTGATAGATATGCGTTTTATGCTCGAAAACAAGCTGGTAAGCCTGGACGAAGAAGAATACCTAGCGGTGGAGCTGCCCCCAGGCTGGGAAAACATTGACCCCGACAAAGACCCGAACTTGGACAAAGCAACCAGGGGCGCAGTACGGATAGCGCAGCGCCAGGAACACCCATACAAAGATGCTGCCCTGGCCCTTATTGCCGAAATGGACAAGATTCAAAAGTACACTACGCTGCTTTCCAGCCATATTGTAGGCCGGCAAAAGTACTTGAACGAAATAAGCGGCAGGATTCACGCAGGGTATAGCCCGTGGACAGAAACGGCCCGCCTTAACAGCTTCAACCCGAACGGCCAGAACGTGCCACGCCTGGACAATGACGAATTTAGAATACGCAGCTTCTACATTCCTGGCCCTGGCAAAATCATGTTCTTTATCGACTTTTCGGGCTTTGAATTGCGTATCATGGCGTGGAAGTCGGGCGACCCAGTAATGATTGAGATTTTCCGCACCGGCGGGGATATGCACCGCAAAACGGCTGCCGAATTGACCGGCAAGCCCGAAGAAGAAGTAACCAAAGTGGAACGGACGGACGCCAAGCCCGCAAACTTTGGAATTGCCTACGGCGGTACGGAACACAGCCTACAAAAAACGTACAAGACAGACTACGGCATGAGGAAAACCCTGGACTACTGCGCTAAGGTAGTCAACGCCGTTAAGACAGCCTATAACCATATCCCTAAGTACCAGCGGGAAATTGTGCTGCAAGCCAGGGAACAAGGATGGGTGAACACGATTTACGGCTACATTCGTATGCTGCCGCATATCAACAGTGCCAACCGATACGACAGGGGCAGTGACGAAAGACGGGCCGGTAATACGCCGATTCAAGGTACGGCAGCTGACGTTATGAAGAAATGCCAGAACCAGGTGTATGACAAAATTGGGCAAGACACAGCGGTATACTTTGAACGCCTGGCGGCTGATATGGCAGAAGCCACAGCGCTGGAAGGCCTGACGCTGGTACACGGGCATACCGATATGATTGCCCAAATCCATGACGAAATCATTTTTGAAATGGACGATGATCCAGACGTAGTAGAACGGGCAAAAGACTTTATCAAGGGCATTATGGAACAGCCGCCTATACCCGACTTCCCAGTACCGGTAGAAGCGGAACCCAGCGTAGGATACAGCTGGGGCGACAAGATGGACGTAAATAAATGGCTTGAGCAAAAAAGGGTATCGTAATCCCTTTTAGGCTTGTTTTCTTATACCTATGTTGTTGCGAAACGCAACAAACGAGAGGGGAACCCATTATGAATCTGAATGAATACCAACGCCTGGCGCTTGTCACAGCGAACAAGGCGCTTGATGAAAAAGAGCAGCTAACAAACGTGGCCCTGGGCCTGGCGGGTGAAGCTGGGGAAGTGGCTGACATGATTAAAAAGCATTTGCACCAGGGCCATGAATTGGACAAGCAGGCCCTTGCTAAAGAATTGGGCGACCAGCTTTGGTATATCGCCCTGGGCTGCGAAGTGCTGGGAACGACCCTGGAAGAAGTGGCTGCGGCCAACATTGAAAAGCTGCGGAAGCGATACCCCGACGGCTTCAACAGCCAGGCAAGTATCAACCGGTCAGAATAGGGGGCAAAACCATGAAACCAATCACACGGGTACGGCTTGCCACCCTACGACAAAAGAACCCAAAGGGGCGGGTGGTCGGTGTAATTGCTGTGCAACCGAAGAACCACAAGCCAGGGGATTTTAACCCTCTGGTACTTGCCTGGGTAGTCAGTCCGTTACGGCGAGATCAACGCCACGGGCCAATAAAGCGGGGGGAATAGCGTATGAAATGCCCCAGCTGCGGAAGAACGGCCCAACTGATAAAGAGCGGCCAGCTAAGTAACGGCGTAATAAAGCGCCGGTACTCATGTAACTACGGCTGCCCGCCATTTAGCACCGAAGAATGGCTATCAAGCAAGCTGCCGGCGGCACAAGCGCAAAAGACCCAGGAAGAAATTGAACGGCTAGCGGCACAGAAGGCAAGGAAGCTGGCCGAACGTATGGCAGAAGTCATGGCAAAGAGCCTGGCTGAACAGATGGTAGAAGAACGCATGAAGGCGGTACGGGTGGAATTTAGCCGAATGGTAGACGCCCTGCAAGTGTACCGCAGCAAAGTAGGTTTTTAGGGGGGAAGCACCGTGGAAAGAAAACTGACCGAACGCCCGAAGGTATCCCAGCAAGTGATTGACCTGTTTACCAGAGTGGTAGACGCCCAGGACGACAAGGGCTACGACAAATACGGCAAAACCATAGACGCAGCTGACGGGTACGACTGGAACGCTATGGCCCTGGAAGAAGCCGTAGACGGGCTGAAATACCTGACCAAAGAGAATAACCGGCTGCGGGACACAGTACTGGGCCTGGGCCGCATGTATGACGAACTGGACAGGGAAAACCAGGAACTACGGGCGCAGCTGGAAGGAATGCGAAAGCAGCGGAACGATGCGGAAGAAACAACCTACAGGCTGAACAATCAGCTTTTGCTTTACACAGAAGCCCTGGAAAAGCTGGCAGACGCAGAAGGGTACTTTGGGGAAATTGCCAGGAACGCATTAAGGGGGCCGGAATGAAAAAACAGCTAGCAGTAGGGGCGGTGCTTGTCGGGGCTGCCTTCTACCTAGCCACGTATTGGGGGCTGGGGTATGACCATGAAAAAATACAAGACCCCCCGCAAGCACCACGACAAGCCACTACGAGCGCCAATGGGGAGCAAGAAGGGAATGGAACGAATGGGCATTTTGAAAGAAGTAGCAGACCTGGCAGCGGAAGTACAAACGCTGCACCGGCAGCTGGAACAGGAACGGGGCCTACGGGAAGCCGATCAAACGGTAATCAACCACCAGGCGGCTTACATTCAAAAGCTGCTGAAAGACAAGAAAACAGCTTTCAGCAAAGGCTGGCTAGTAGGGGCGGTAGTGTCAAGCGTAGCCCAATTACTAGGATACATGCTGGGACGTTTACTATAACAGGCTTCACCGCCGGCTATGAATCCACCCAAAAGCGCCCAGGTGAACCAGGCTACGGGATAACCGCAACCGGCGCGAAAGTAGCCCAGGGCCGCACGATTGCCGCCGATTGGGACGTACTACCGCCAGGAACGATTGTCTACATAGAAGGCCTGGGAGAACGAATCGTAGAGGACAAGGGCGGGGGCGTAAATGGCCGGCACATTGACTTATATTTTGACGACCTGGACACAGCCCTGGAATGGGGCAGACAGAAACGCCAGGTATGGATTGTGAAGAAGGGGGCAGGGGAATGAGGGCAGCAGAAGTGTTAGAAGCCCTGCGAAGATACCACGGGCCTGCTGGTAGAGAATGGGCCTTTTTTGAAGAATTACGGGCTGGTACAGGTTATGGCCCAAAATCTGAACAGCGTTTTGATGCCTGGGCAATTAACCTTTGGCCTAGTAAGGGCATGATGCGTAGATGCTATGAAATTAAAGTAAGCCGCAGCGACTTTTTACATGAACTGCGTAACCCTGAAAAGAGACAAAAAGGGCTGGAACTATCCAATGAATTTTATTTTGTAACGCCAGCCGGTCTAGTAGACCCGAACGAAATACCCGAAGAAACCGGCTTAATCGAAGTAAGAGAAATGGGCTGCCGTATCGTGAAAAAAGCACCTTATAGAACGGTAACAGACCCGCCTTTAAGCTTCCTGGCCACTATTGCAAGAAGGGCTGTAGAGTACGAACAAACTGCTACAGAATTGCGGAAATATATCAGAAACATGGAGGGGGCGGCCCATGAATGATACGGGAATACGCCGAAGTCAAGTACCGGCAACGCATTGACCCCCAGCAGCCAAAGCCGAGGGTAAAGACCAAGATAAAGCCGCTTCCTGCCAGGGGTATACGGCAGCTGCTACGTGAAATTGAGCGCCACGGCCACGACCTGGTAAGCATAAGCCGCATGACGAAAGACGAATACCTGGCCAGGAAGGACGAACTGGCTAAGAAACGGGAGCTGAAGGCACATGATAAAGGCTGAAATTAAAAAAGGCTTGCAAGCCTACGTGATTGATTTACCCATGTTCATTAGCTTGGAAGAAGCATATAAGTACGCCGTAATCTTGGCCACTGGTCAGGAATACCATACGCAGAACGACCTTATTTTAGACCTGGGGACAAGCCAGCACTACGACCATATCAAAGTATGGTACGAACAGCCGCAGCTTCCAGGCTTGCCGATGGTTGAGCCGCCGCAGGCGGCAGGGCCGAAGGAAGGGCCGATACCGTTTACGGCCCGCCTTACGTTCCTAGAACAGAAGATACAACTGGAAGGCGCACAGGAAGAGTACGCCGACAAAACGTACTATCTGCCGGCATTTATCAACGGCGTAGCTGCCCTGGATGCCATGAACAGCGACAGCCTGGAAAGCCTGCTGCTTCATTACGCCGCAAGTACCGGCGTACTGGCTACAAACACCGTGGTAGTCATGCCACACGCTGCGCTGCCCGACTTAGAAGAAGCGGTAGCATACCTGGGCGATTATGTGGACGAAATCCGAAAAACTGCCGGCGTACCACCCCAACGTAAGACCGCCAGGGCGTACACGGGATGGAACGAAAAGGGGTAAGGGGGCGCTGCCATGTTCGTAAAATATTGCCCCAACTGCAAGACAGAATCTTTCAGCAACGAAAAAGGCGGGGCTTGGCCCTGCCCCAACTGCAAGACTGACCTGGCCCATGAACCGGCGTACCCGATTGCTGCGGCTGAAAGCGACCAGGATGATACGCCGAAGGCCAGCCAACCATTCGGCGTACAAGACGCAATAAACACATTCCCGCCAACCGGTGAAGAAATTAAGCACGGCGTACTAGCTTTTGTCTGCGAAGTGTGCGGAACGCCGCACTTTATGAAATCGCTAGAAGCCGAAAGTATCCTACTGGACTGGGAACGTGTCGTATGCGGCTTTTGTAACCAAAGCAGCCCGATACCGGCGCAGCTGCTGCATGAAGTACGCCAGGCGAACGGCTGGGACTAACTACAATTACTGTGGAGGCTCTTTCTATGAAATTGACGGTAAAACAATCAGCGGTTTTAAAAGCAATGACTACAGAGTGGCAAACACCGACACAGATCGCGCGTGTGATGCAAATGCAGGGAACCTTGGATGAGCATAAATCGAGCGATTATTGGGTTGAAATGAACGGCAGCTCCTATGTTAATCAACCATTAAAAGCGCTAATACGCAAAGGACTCGTTAAGATGAACCCCGATAAACGTGGGCAATACCGTTTAACACCAGGTGGGGTAGCAATTCAGGAAACAATTTGAGGGGTAGGGGGTTGGAATTATGACGCAAAAGGAACGGGAACTACAAGGGACGTACTGAACGCCTGGAAAGCAGAAACGGCCCGTATCCTGCGGGGCGTGGTATGAAACGCACCTGGTACGAAGCAGCTGCACGTAAGGCGGGCCACGTTAAAGGCATACGCTTTCGGATGTACCGGCGCTGGGGCATGTACCCGATTAAGGCATATATTCCCCACGCCGACCCCCAGGACTTCAAGACCTGGAAGGAAGCCTATGAATGGGTAAACGGGGTGTGAAACGTGATAAAACTCAACCTATCGGAAAAACAAAAAGCAGCCGTACGGCAATACGCTGAATGGGCAGAATCGGCGGCCAATGACCCTACTAAAACGAAGCTGGCAAAAAGCGTTTTGCTAGATCAGGCAGCCGCCTACCGTAAACTGCTGACCATTGACATAACACATACAGGGGACATAAAGAAAGAGATTCAACGGGCGTTTTAATCCTAACAAGGGAGGAAAGCCATGAACTGCCTAGATTGTGGCCATAAAATGACGTACCTGCGGCCTGGCATAAACAGCCGCAAGCGTGGGGCCTGGCATTGTTACCAATGCGGTAAGACGTACAGGCAGCTGACAATTGACGACTTCCTGCACCCGATGGACAAGGCCAGGAAGCGCCTGGAACGTAGAAGGCGTGGCCAGGAATAAATATGGGACGCATTAGAAAAACGGACAAGCGGCCCCGCATAGACTTTTAATGAGGGGGGAGGGCGTATGGCTTTCAAGGTGAAGGTAACTTACGGTGACGTACACATTAGAGACTGGTACGCCGAATGGATAAAGAAATACGCAAAGGAAACCCTGGGTATGGACGTAAGCGTGAAGATAGTACCCAAAGAAGAAACCGAAGAAGTGAAGGAAGCGACATAGAAATATGTCGCTTTTTAGTTAATTAAGGTACTTCTATTTTTGTTGTAGGTGTGGCATAATTAACCATAGAAAGGAGGCCGCAAATGAAAAAAGTCAAGTGTGCGATTTACGCCCGTGTCAGTACGGACAAGCAAGGGGATTCCATCGAAAACCAGATAAGCCAGGCCAAGGAGTACATACAAAGGCTTGGCCCCAATTATGAATATGACGAAGAATTGATTTTTGTTGATGAAGCCGTTTCTGGCTACTATACAAGCGTGTTTGACCGGCAGGCCATGAAGAACGCCAGGGAAGCCGCCAAGAAGCAGAAATTCCATGTGATTCTGTTTAAGGAAATCAGCCGTGTAGGAAGGGACAAACAAGAAAACCCTGCAATTATCGGCTCATTTGAACAGTACGGCGTCCGTGTAATTGCGATTAACGACAACTACGATTCCCTTAACAAAGACAGCCTGACATTCGATATTCTTTCTGTGTTATCGGAACAAGAAAGCCGGAAAATTTCTGCTAGGGTTAGTAGTGCGAAGAAGCAGAAAGCGAAACGGGGGCAGTGGAACGGGGAACCGCCGATAGGCTATAAAGTGAACAGCGAAACAAAAAAGCTGGTCATTGACGAAGAAAAGCGGAGCATACCCGAACTGATTTTCAGATTGTATACCACCGAAGGGCTGGGGACGTTCAAAGTGGCCCAAACGCTGAACGCCCAGGGCTTATTGACGAAGAACGGGAATCTGTGGAGCAGAAAAACGATCAACAATGTGCTGACCAATCGGGCGTATATCGGCTGCGTGGTGTACGGAACAAGACGAAATGAACTAGAAAGAACGTATGACGACACAGGGAAAATGAGTAAGCGGAAAGTCCAGCGGCTAATTAAAGACGCAGAATGGACAATCATCGAAAATGCCCACCCGCCGATCATTGACGAAGAAACATTCTACAAGGCGCAACAAATTTTGAACCAACGAAGCCACCACAGAACGCCACGTAGGGCGTATCACCCCTTAACGGGTATCCTGGTTTGCAGTAAGTGCGGGGAAGGCATGGTATGCCAGAAGCGAACGCATAACAACAAGGAATACCGGTACTATATCTGCAAGACCTACCACAAGTACGGCAGAAGTGCCTGTGACGTGGCGAATGTCAATGCAGACGTGATAGAGGGGCATGTCATTGAGGTAGTCCAAAAGCATTTTGATTCGCTGGAACTGGACGAATACATGGTTGACCAGGGCAAGGACGATGTGCTGGAAAAAATCGAAATGGACATTAAAGCCAGGATGAAGCAAAAGGAAAAGATTCAGAAAGACCAACGGGACTTATTCGCACAACGGGACTTGTTCACCGAAGAAAGCTACACGCAACAGATGATGGAACTAAAAGGCCAGGCTGAATTTATCGAAAAGGAAATCCAATTCATCCAGCACCAAAAGCAGCTGCATCTTCAATCGGAAAACGATAAATCGGTACTGCAAAAGCTGCGTGAATCGGCCAAGGATTTGCGAAGCTTTACCACCAGGCAGCTGCGGGACTTCCTGCATGATGTTATCAACGAAATCAAGTTTGACGGTGAGGAAATCGCTGTAGACTTCAAATACAAATTTAGTTAATTATGAAACGTGCGTAAGTATGGGCTTCCCTTAAATAGACTAGCTTATTTATGGGATACGCATATCGATGGGCGTCTTTGAAAAATACATCGCTCGCAGCTTTTTCTTCTGGATGCTCCGCTTTTTGCGCACCAAATACGAGCATGTGGAAATTGTGTTCATCGCCCATCACACGGAAGCAAAAGAAGTGACGGAAGATGTGTTTTTCTCCAAAGGGGAGAGCGGGGGAACGATTTGTTCTTCCGCTTACAAAAAAGCGATCGAGATTATCGACAGCCGCTATCCGTTGACGCAATACAACATTTATCCGTTCCATTTCTCCGACGGGGACAATTTAACTTCGGACAATGAACGCTGCCTGAAACTGGTCAAGGAACTGATGGATCGCTGCAATATGTTCGGCTATGGCGAAGTCAATCAATACAACCGGCACAGCACGTTAATGTCGGCCTATCGGCATATCAAGGACCCGAAATTTATGCATTGCGTCATTCGGGAGAAGGGAGAGGTCTATAAGGCGCTCAAAGAGTTTTTTGGCAAGAAGGAGCAAGTGGCGACCTGA